ACCGAAGAGTGTTACGGTAACAGTAAACGGTAACAGGGTAAAGGAGGCTCTCAGGGAAAGGAAAAGGGGTAAATGGGGTACAAGTACCCCTTAAACAAAAAAAGAGCCCCTCAGGGCTCCATTTTCGTGTTTTTGAGGTTAATCCGTCAGTTCGATGTTGAATTGATTCATAACCGTTTCAAACTTGTAGCGGTGAACAAAATCATAACCACTGAATTCCCTGTCAAACTCATTTTCAATAAGTTCCTTCCAATTTTTATCACCGTGATGACCCCAAGAGGAAACTTTTTTGAGCATTTGTAATTTGGTTTTGACCCAAGAGAAGTGATGCATAATTACCAATCCATTATACTCTTCATTTTCGATGCTTGGGATATTGTACAATTTGTAACTCCATCTTTCTAACGGTGTGAAGAACAAATTTTCGGTCAATAAACTACGATGAGCAAGTAAACCGCAAATTTCATCTCTTTTCGCCCTATAAATAGGTTCTCTGAAATACCAATGACACTTGAAATTTATCAAGGAATTGTATTTTAAATCGGCCTCTTGCAAATAATTGTACATCAAATTGCCGTCAGGTATTTCATCCGCATCTAAAAACAATACGAACTCGCTGTGACTCAATTCAAGACCTTTATATCGCGCATAATTGTGATGATACTTGATATCATTGTTGGGTAAATAATCAAAAATATGATGCGTTACTCCCAAATGGCTCAAATCTTCAAGTTGATTGTCTATTTGACCGTTAAAATAATGAGAGCAAGAAATAATCACTATTTCATCAGAAAATATTTGACATTGCTCAATAAGAGGCTTAATAAAGCACTTATCGTTACTGCAATATGAAATAACTACACTAATCATATATTCTAACCCAACCCCCTTGCAAACAAGCAAATGTTTTCATTTGATGGTAATTGATTATCGTGATTAACAAAGTCCAAATAATGATTACCAATTAAAATATTCATATCAATCTGATTATAAATTATCGACGCGCAGGATTGGTCGTGTCGATGACCATTACATCTGACATCTTGACTTTCTGTTTGATTTATATTGCTGACTTTGCCATTAAAAATACCGTTTAGCATAGATTCTTTCCAAGCGTCATAAAAAAAATTGCTTTTTTGATGTGTAAAATCCAAAGCAAAGAACTTGGTATCCAACATAGTCATATTCATTGTTTCGTCGCGTGTTAAATTGAAATAATTCAAAGCCCTGTCATTAGTCCAATTTCCAACTTTGAATCCTGAATCCATAAAAACATATCCATATTTATCAAGGGCTTCAAATATTGGTCCCAAGTCCCTTACCACAAAAACAGAGCAATCTAACCATATAATTTGATTATATCCCATCGATAATAAATGTTCAAAACAATAAACTTTAAATGCGTGTGAGTTATCTGCGTGCAAGGGTGCATTGACTTGACTTTCCGACTTGTACACGAAAAAATCTTCTTTACAATGACGCTGAAGGCTATTTTTTAAACGAATTCTACCTTTGGTATAAAATCTACCATCTTTTCTTTTATCCGTGCCCAATGTGATTACAGCCCTTTTCATAATATTTTTTTTTTTACATAAATGACATTTTCAGGATTTTTCAAGAACATAGCCATCCCGTATTTAATACATTCTGTATTTATTTGTTCTAAAAGTTCAAAATCGCTATTCCATTCAATACACAAGCATTCGCACCCCAATTGGTTTAAATCCATTTGACGAAGAAGATTTAAGTCAAAACCTTCGCAGTCAATACTGATAAAATCATATTTCAGGTGATTTTGACTACGAAAGTCAAACCAAGTTATAAAATCGGCTTCGACCTCAATAAAAGGCACATCCTGTTTCCATTTTTCAATTTCTTCTTTGTCCAATGATGAATATAATGCCACATCTTTACCATCCCTGTAAGCACCGCTTTCGTAAAAAGTTTGAGTTCCATTAAACATTGCAAATCCAAAATTGTGTAAACTAATATTCGGTTTATTTGAATGTAATTTTTCAAGAAGAGTAAAGGCCCTCTTGCTTGGTTCGATAAGGGTACATTTCCATCCATTTTCAGCAAATAAAAGACTATTAGAGAATGTTTTGCCATCATTTGCTCCAATTTCTATCATTGTTCCAATACCTAATTTTTCAGGGTATTGGTTTTTGAAATAATTAAAAATTATTTCATCTTCATTATTTTGTGAGTACATATTTAATTATTTATGTGAAACGTATTTATAGTGATACAAGCAACCTTTAATCCTTGCTTCATTTTTACAAAAAGGCAATACTCTTTTACTGTATTCCCTGTCTTCTCCGTATGTGATATCAGGGAATTTTGCTCTTAAAGCGTGCTCTCTTCTTATTGGGCTAATATGGTTTGGTGTTCTAAAATATTTGTTGTTTTCTTCATACCAATCTTTGCATTCAATACTTATCAACCAATCTTTTTGTTTCTCACCATCTGTGGTTATAATACCTTCAATGCCAATACAATCAACATATGGATGCTTCAGTATTGTGAAAAAAATCTTCTCCACGTAGTCATCAGAAACATCATCATCATCATCCACAAAAACAATGAATTTGCCGCGAGACATTTCTAAAAGAGCATTCCTCTTAGCCCCTGTCGTTAGGACATTGTTATTATGGGAACAAATTTCCACTTCGTTACAAAATACTCCCAAATCAAAACATTGATTATTCAATTTAGCCTTAATAGAATCAAACATTTCTTTCCTGTCGGGCATCGTACAAATCAGTATGCTCAAAGTTATCATAAGAATTTTTCCCTTTTAAACCTGAATACAACTTCTTCTTCATTGATGTAGAAATCTGCATCATACCTATCCAAGAACAAAGATTTACCTTGGTCCCAAGTTGAATCATTCTTTACAGCAATTTCATCTTTTTCCATAAGTCCTATGGTATGGTGATTGTGTTTAAAAACCTTATTAGTAAAATGCTGTAAGTCAATTATTTTGCCCAACATTTTTGCAACTACCGTCATTTCAGTATCACACCATAAGTGCTTATACTCAGGATAGTAAATGTATCCGAAACGGTTGTAATACTCTCTATCTAAAATCGGCAAAGTGATAAGCCAATTGTTACCCAAATAACCGTCATTGGTTTTCACGATAAAATCGTGTTTCCCGTTAAGGTTCTCGTGCAAAAACTGATTCCAACCAAAGAACGCATCGAAATCATCGCTGACAACTACAAAAAGGTCTCCTTTTGCATTTTTGGCGGCTACGTTAACTGCATCAATTGCACTTCTGTTGGTATTGTATTGAAATCTAACATCTTTGGCATTCCTGAATTCCCAATTGTACTGTTGCAAAGTAGGGTCATCATTGTCTACGGACAAGATATATTCAACCTCAGGAGGATTCACAGCGTTTGTCATCCACTTCTTGTAAGTCTCAAACGCCATTAATGGTCTTTGACGACTTGGGTGAATAATCGATATTGGTTTATTTTTCATATGTGTTCAGTAAGATTTGTTCTATCTGTTGGGAATATTCGCGCCTTACGGCCTCTTCTTTGTTTGTAAGTGGGATTCCTTTTTTGATTTGAAAAGCAATCATTATTAAATATTTATTATCAATATAACCTGTATTAATAAAAATATTCCAAGAATATGAATTAATTATTCCCTCAGCCATATATAATTAATTGTTTATTTTCAGCGTCATAATGAAACCCATTTCCGCACCCATACATCACTATTTCTTCTTTTTGGGTCAAAATTCCACTTTCTCCTAAAATTTTTAAAGAATTAACTTGAAAGGTAAAACTCATAAATAATCCGTTAACGGAAATCATTTCTGCCAACATATGAGTTGTTTTACATTGTTCGCAGAAAAAAATATTTCCAAAAATAAATGTACAAGACCATTTATTTGCCAAGTCATAAATCACAACTCCATTCTCTTCAATGACTTCAGACTCTTTGACAACAAAATTTCTCGTTTCAAAAAGCGTCGCAAAATTTTCCAATGTGATGGTAGATTCGGATTCCATAATGGCAAAAGAAATTATTTTCCCCAATAAGATAACACTCAATTTTTCCACAAATTGATGGTTCTTAAATGACCATCTCCGTGATATAAAACGAAAGATTTAAAACCAAAATTTTGACATTTTTGAATAAAATTTTCTTGAAAAATATCGAATTCAGGGGTGTGAGAATGGAACTCCGCTGCTATACATACTAAACGCTGTAAAGCCGCGTCAGGCAAGGCCCCAAGTACCATTTCCTCTGCGCCTTCTATGTCAATTTTGAGGAAGTCCACATCGCCCCAAATTTTATCGCAAAAAATCGCGCGTATGTCAATGAGGGCGCAAGTTTCAGAATGAACCACATTTGCCAAAAACGGGTTAATTTTTGAGATTTGGCCACCACCGTTATGAGTATAATCTGTATGAATTTGAAAAGTGGTACTTTCAGATTTGTCCGAAACACCCAATTTGAATGTTTCAATAACATCGGGAGCAAACTGCGCATTTAATTCAAGACACCTATATGTGGGTGTCATTGGTTCAAAACAATATACTTTTTGCGCACCTCGTAAAACAGCGGCCCTCGCAAATGCTCCAATATTTGCTCCTATATCAAGGACTTTCATTCCTGAATCTATTCGGCAACCGTATCGTAAGTAATCACATCCCGTCGCATCAAATTGGGAATATGAAAAATTCTCGTGATAGAGATAGTTGTAAGAATCAAATTGTCCACTGTGATATTTTTCAACTGTGAAGTCTTTATCCTCTTCTTTTAAGTTTCTAAGTTGTAAGTGCCCTTCAGGGGTTAATGTTACAAAGTCGCCTTCTTGTAAGTTCCAAGGAGCAAATTGCTTTAAATATATCTTGTTCTTCATATGTGATAAATCCATCCCTTTTTAAATATTTCTTTCAAAACCTGTTCCGCTGATATTTCTGAACTACAGCAAAACTCTTTTTCAGTTCCCTGATGCTTTGGGCACCAATACCAATCACCCCTGTTAAAACTTATGCCATCGGTGGTCCAACAATGCCGACAATCCGAATTGCTTTCAATCCTTATGTGATTTTCGTTTGTGGGTCCAAATTCGTTTATGTCTTCTGCCCAAGGTGCAATCATAACAGTTTTTTTACCCATAGCCTTTGCCACCCAACTTAAACCACTTGATAAACCGATGTAGAATTCGCTGTGAGCGATTATATTCAAAACTTCGTCAAATGGTAAGCCAACTTTAATTACAGCGTGTTTGGGAGGCTCGTTCCAATTTGGGTCGACTCCAAAACCAAATTCTTTATCCACCATAACAGGAGTGACATCTATTTTACGCAACATATGACATAACTCGGCCCATCGTAATGAATATCTATTGTCCTTACGGTTTCCTGAATTCCAATATTTTATTTGGGCTGTGGAATGGATACTAAAAGAAACGTATTTGTTTTGAATTGGACGATTCATTTCAGGGTACCAAATCTTTGGGTCAATGAAATCCCATTTGAATTCTGATTTAGGACATCCATTACCAAATAGTTGATAAGCAAAGCCCGCTTGAACGGGCATATCAAACAGGTAATCTAAGTATATGTCGGCATTTATATCATCCACAAAATTTATTGTGGGATAAACGGGCTGCAGATATTTAATGAGCCAATGAGCACAGGAAAAATTCACAATGTCAAAAGGGCTGAATGCTTGATACTTTTCTACCACTGCTACACAGGCTAAAGTATCACCAAGAGCGTGAGTGTTACATTTTATGTTTTGGTATATCATTGGAAATAATGGCAAATTATACATTTTTGCCTTTTTGATGTTACGAAGATATACACAACACTTTAAGTAAACAAAAAACCCCCTGAAAACGGGGGTTAACTAAACATATGTTTACATTTTACCATTTCGCATAAGTATATGCTTATCGATTGACCATAACCATTTAAATAGTTTTTTCATTTAATCTCCTTTGAAAATTTCTTTGTTATCATCACCAAAATTACGTGACTCTCGATGTTCATCAAAAGTTCGTTCTTTGAATTTTTGAATTACTACTCTAATCGCTTCGGTTATTTCTGAGGGTTTTGGTGGGGGAATTCCGTCACCTCGCCTCCAATCATTGTAATAAGCCAAAGTAATGATGGCTTCTTTCTCGGACATTGGTCGTGGGTTGTTTTTCATTCTTCATCCCCTCCAAAATTGGTTTTGGCATAATTGACTTCAATCGATTGAATTTCAGATGATATTTTCTCAATCATTTTAATCAACTCTCCTGTTGAATATTTGATTGCCGTGCCGTTGTCGTTGTCATCAATTTCAATTTCGGTGTCTTTGTGTTTAATCTTAATTTTCATTTAGCAAATCCTTTTTTGACTTTCGACGTTTAATTTTTCTTTCTTCTTGATACTCTTGATTTCTCAATTTTTTGCTTTTTGCTTTATTTTCAACAGTGTCTTGGGCCCTCAAATAAACCAAAAGGGCCCAATATATATCACCGTTTATGTTCATCAATAATTAATAAATTGCCCCCTGTATTTTTTGTAATTCCTGTTGGTGCAAATCAATATTGCTATTGACTTCATACAGAACTACAACCAATCCACTACCTTTAATTTCAACGGATACATTTAAATTAGGGAACGAAGTCATATCGAACCAAAGGCTAATCCAACTTCCTTTTTCATTTTCAATCGCATTAAGTTCATAACCATCTCCTTCATAATATGGGGAACTGAAATATTCATATTTCTCCCCTATGACACCATATTTTGTTTGAAGTAATTCAACCATTGTTTCATATTTGGTTTTTGCAGATTGCCAAGAGACTCCTCCATCATAAAAAATGCTCACCTTTCTGACCTTTTTTGAAGTTATCGTGTGATACACGGTCAGGGTAACATTGTCATTAGCAAGTTTTCCTTTAAGGGATGTGTAACCCTTTTCAGTCTTATCGATGACGAAACCTTTGGCAACGAGCGCATTAACAACATAGTTTTTATGTTGGTTTAATTCAATCCCGTAGAATGTTTGAGATTTTAATTCTTTCGGGGCGTAAAAGAAAGTGAATGCAATTAGGATGCATTGAACAACTGATAATTTGAGATTTTTCATATTTTATTTTATTTTGATTTGATTGACGTATTCAGGCAAAAGTTTGCGGAATGAGTATGACTGAACGAACTCTTTAAACATTTGCTCAAAAAACTCATACTGCTTGATTTTGTGCGAACGGAGAAGTGCAACAAAGTTTTCACCTAAATCTATAGGGTAATGGAATGCAAAAGATACTGTTTCGCGTTGCGTATTTTTTATACGTTCTGATTGTTTTATGCGGTCAAGAATCATATTCCTGTAACGCGGGCGGTCAAGTGCAATTAACATCATTGCTCGACACACTTCGGTAAGATTGAAACCTGATTCTTTGAGTTGTCGTGAAAACATTTTACCAATTGCAGGGTCTATATAAAGTTGAGTTCCCTTTTTGTTAATCCTGACTTTTTTGATGACTGATGGGTCAGGTTGAGATTCTTCCTGTGTGGATTCCGAAGATTCCTCTAATGTATTTTGACAATTGGCTTCTGCTGTGAGTTGAACATTCAAAATTGAATTGTTTGCCTGAAGTTGCTTAATTTCGGTCCTGAGCATAATGTTTTCTTCAATCAATTGACGATTGTAAATCATCATTTCCCTAATAATCATAGGGGTTTCAGAATTCAAAGGTTCAGTTTCGTGATGGTTAATCCCAAATAAGGGGGATTTTCTGATTGGATGTTCCATAGTTTTGTTCATTGTGTGTTATCTATTTGTGATTTCTATGCAATATTAAATAGGCTAATCGATTTGTGCAATGATGTTGATAAAAAATCTAATTGAATATTTGCAAATGGACCAAAATGTTTGTGAATGGTTGAAATGCATTTAGATTTTGATGATTGAACATAGAAAAAGTAAACTATTGGTTTTGAAAAATGTATTAGTGTAATGGATGATGTAATGCTATTTGTAATACAATATGTTAATATAATCAGCAAGATATGATATTATTATGTAACGATGTATGTAACGGTCTTGGTAACGGTACAAAAAAGTTTACATTCAAGATAAATGTGCATAAACAAGAATTGTACTTTTGAAAAACTTAGCGTAAAATTGCACTTATGGAAAATTCAACCTACGAAGAAATTTACAACATTGTAGAATTTGCAATTGATGATGCTATTGTCGCTTACGATATTGACGAAAGACCAATTATGGATAAGGCGAAATTACACGACGTGATAACTGAAATAATTCAGAAACGCGAAAAAGCCCTGAGAAAGAGGTTGAACAAGCAAATAAATGAAAGTGTAAAAAATATTTTGGAAAATAATTGACTTATTTCCTAAAATAATTATTTTTGCCCTCACAACGATAACAACAATGAGCATAATTGAGCCTTTTCCTGAAGGTTTTGACCAACAGGACCATTACGAAAAAATGTTTCACACGGATGACGAAGAGCAATTTTGTCACTGTGACATTAGTGAAGAATCACAGAATGAAGACGGTATTTGTGGTGTTTGCGGATTTAAATACGAATAAATACGAATAAATACATATATGGAAACAATAACAACACAAACATTTTTACCAATCGTTGTCGGTCTTCTTTTGTTAATTGGACTGATTCGATTTCTTGCACAAAAGACTCAAAAGGACTATTTGTATGAGCACTATGATTCCGATTACGACCCTGAAAAAGAATTAGGTATTGGAGCCTTTCAAAAACCGATTGAGCACAAAAACCAAAATTTAATCGTTTTGAAACACTTGGAAAACGGACTTATTGCGGATGACAAATTTGCCAAACAACACGGTATAAAAAAGTTGTCTGCTGTTGTGTCAACATTGAAAAAAAGAGGTCATAGTATTGATTACTTGAAAGAAGGAAGCGTTAAAGGATACGTTTTGAAAAAATAAAAAATGGCAATTACCAAATTAGCAAAATTGCTTATCCTGAAAGGGATGACGCAACAGGAATTATACAACCTTGTTCAGCAAAAAACGGGCAGGGCAATACAATTGTATCGCATTAGTACAATGGTGAACGGTAAACTTACTGATTACAAGGTGAGCACTGCAAGGACTTTGGCAAAAGCATTAGAGGTGTCCACAGATGAAATAATTGAGGATAGTTTTGAAAATTAAAGACTTTTTTAAAAGGGTAGTAAGTAAAGGTGAGCACTATATGTTGGTGTGGGTCATTGTATTTGCAAATCTTGATGAGTCAATTTCGCTATCTACTATCAGTCAAAAAGTAGGAATTTCCAAAACGCACGTATTCAGGATTATTAATTGGGGTATGGAAGTATTGAAAGAGTTGGGAGTGGAATGTCAATATGTGAGCGATACATTTGGATTTACAGTGAGCGTTGGAAAAGCAGCGGTGAAATCAAATGAAATTATAAAAATCGCAGAAAAGTCGCAATCAATGCCGATACCAAAAAACAACGAAATGATTACTCAAATCATCCTGTACCTAAATGAAAAAGCGAATAAGAATTACTCAGTAGAAGCAAAAGAGGCCAAAAGGTGTATTAATGCTCGCATCGCTGAGGGGTATTCTTTAAACGACTTTAAAAAAGTCATTGACATCAAAATAAGCAAGTGGTTTAACACACCACAGGAAGACTATTTAAGACCCATAACTTTATTCGGAACCAAATTTAATTCGTATTTAAATGAAAGACCACAACACGAACAAATCACTCAGCAAAGTAACATCGCAAGAACAATCGCTGTCGCTAACAAAGTCGCAAGCGAACTTAGCGGTATGGACTCGGAATAGTGTTGAAAAAGAAGTTGTTCTCGCGGCTTATGACAAGCAACTTGGTAATTATACCACAGCGGAAGACATAACCAAATTGATTGGTATGGTCACGAAGTGGCGAATTATGTTGGGCTTGAGTAAAGAGATGAGTGAAGAAGAACTGAAAATCAATGTGCAGTTCATTAAATCAAACTATCAAAAATTCACCTTGAAGGATATTGACATCGCAATCAATTGGTCCTTACAGGGAAAACTTGGGGTTACCGTTGAGCCTTACGGTGCATTTTCTCCGCTGTATATCAGCAGGATTCTGAATGCCTATGGTGCTAAAGCAGAAGATATGATAAATGAGATTATGCAAAGGCGAAAAATGGAAGCGCGTTTGCAAGCGTCAGAAAAAACTGTTTTGACCTACGAGGAAACGATAAAACAACGAAGAAATTATGTGGTGTGGTTTATCAATAAAATCAAAACAGAGAATAAGTACCTTGGAGACTTTGACAACATTATGTGGGATTTTGTCACCAAATACAACCTGATTAAAGTCAGTGAAAAATGGACTGAAGAGGCAAGCGAATTTGCTGATGGTGAAATTTTACGTGAAAATATGGATGAGGGATATGCGAAATTTTACGATAAATTACAGTTTAACGATAAAAAAATCGAGATGAAGAAACGTCGTGAAATGTATGGCCGATATTACCTCTTAAAGAAATTTTGTGCAACAATTGAAAATCCCGAGGAGTGGATTTCCAAATACGAAGACAGTATGTTAATAGCACCCCCTAAAAGCAAATAGAATGGAAGAATTTAGCACCCTTTGTTTGGGTATCCCGACAATTAATCAAGCGGAACTTTTGAATAAAGCCCTTGAAACTTATAAGGATACTTTCTACGGTAGACACATATTTGTCGTAGATAATGGAAACCAAGAAATAAACAGGGTTTCTCAGTCGATGAAAATTATGGTTCAAAAGCAAAATTTGGGCGTGGCGGCTTCGTGGAATTTAATGTGCAGAATGGCATTTTCATCAGGCTACACCCATATTGCAATAATGAACGATGACATCGTTTGCGAAAAATACGCGGATGACCTTGAAGACTTTATCGATATTACAGGAGCGGGAATTTACACAGGGTACAAAAACTTTAGTGTGTTCATCATTTCATACGAAACATACAAGTTTATTGGTCCATTTGATGAGGATTTCATCGGTGCTTACTTTGAAGATAGTGATTACCTATACAGGTGTAAATTGAAAGGCGTATTCATCGAACAAACGGAATTGTTGAATCCTGAAATGTACCATCAGTCTATGAGTATTCGTAAAGACCCAAACTTGAATAAAAACTTTGAGGAAAACAAAGCGCGATATATCAAAAAGTGGGGCGGTGTTCCAACTGAAGAAAAATATTTAACCCCTTATAACCAATAATATGAAAAATCAAGAAAATGAAATGAAACCTACAATATTTGATTGGATGGTCAAATTATTTGAGTTCCCTGCAGTCATCCTCATTGCAATTATTTGGTTCGCCAAATTTATGTATGAAGCGAAAAAAAGGCAATTCGAAAATGAGGATTACAGTAATGCAATTTTGAGAGTTTGGAAAGAAAACGTCGATTACGCGAATTTTTTCTTGTTCTTATGGAAAATGCCCGTGACAATTCTTTTTTGGTCATCACTCATTTGTTTTATGATATTTTTATGAAATTCAGAGACCCTCAAATTTACGCGGTAGAAATACACTCCAAAGACCCGAGCAGAAAAGTCAGTGCACCATTTGAATATTTGTACGAATATTCCCTGAAAGATGGTTGGTATAACGGAAGTAAACAGCCCGAGTTTGCTAAGAAATTAACACTCTCAGAAGCAAGTATGTTTATTTCATCATTTTCTAAAATGTATCCTGAATTTTTTCATATAACATTGATAAAATCATACAACGTGCCTATAGAATTAGGTAAAAACAATACAATAATTTTAGAATCATCGATGAATTCAATGCAATAAATAAAAACCAAAAAATATTTTAGAAAATATAATTATGAGCGAAGAAAAAAAAGCCCCCGCACCAATTCAAATTTCTCACACCTACACTCTTGCTGATTATAACGTAGTTAAAAAGGCAAAACTGATACTGAAAGACGGCCATATGGTCAAGTGTCATAAATGTGGCCCTCAGTTGGTGCCAAATAATCAATTGGGAACGTTGGCACCCCTGTATGAGCATTGTTCAACACATTGTTCGCGAGCATTGATTGGTGTTGAAAACGATAAGGTAGTTTATATCCAAACTTGTGAAGTTCAGAATCAGAAATTCATCATTGATAATGCGAATGCTTCAACTGAGAAACAAAGCAATTTGATTGTAAATCGATGAAAAGAGTTTTAGCATATATGGACTTTGATAGTCCCACGGGTTTTGGAAATGTATCTAAGAATCTTTTCGAAAGGTTGACACCATTCTTTGAAAAAAATCAAATCCAAGTAGACGTGTGTGCTACGAATTATGGGAACAAAGAAACGTATCAATTTCACAAAACTGTTACAGTCTACAACGCGAAAAATTTTGCTAAGGACCTCAGAGATAAATGGTATCGTGATGGTTTTCTGAAGTTGCTTCAAAGCAAACCTTACGACCTTGTATGGATGATGAATGATTTACCCGTAATCAATTCATTTATGTCAGTGATGCCACGAATAAGGGAAACTAAAGCCAAATTAATGCATCCTGATTTTAAACTTCTGTTGTACACGCCAATTGATAGCCCCCCTGACGTATCTTGGTTGAAATCGGCTAAAGAGATAGACCAAATTGTCACTTACACCCAATATGGATTCAGTGAAATTCAAAATATCAAACGATTGAAAAACCTTTTGGTCGTACCCCACGGTTTTGACACAAAGAATTTTTTTGAACAATCAGGTAAAAAGCAAGAATGTCGAAAACGAGCGGGCATCCCTCAGGATAAATTCGTAATTGGCACAGTCAACAAAAATCAGCCAAGAAAAGATATGGCTAATGCTTTAATTGCCTTTTCTGAATTTAAGAATGCTTTACCCAAAGACAATAATGCATTTTTGTATTTGCACACATATTTTGATGACCCAACAGGAGTTAATCTACGTTCAGTGGGTGACAGGTTAGGGCTTGTTTGGGACAAAGATTATTCAATGCCGATGCACAAAAAATACACCGATGGGGCGTACACTCTTGAAGATATGAATGATGTTTACAATTCATTCGATGTTTTTTTGACCACCTCCACGGCTGAAGGATGGGGTTTGACTCTGACTGAGGCCATCTGCTGCAAATTGCCTGTGATTTATGGTGCTCACACATCATTAAAAGAAATTGCGGGTACCCTTACAACGGGCAAGTGCGACCAATTGATAAAAACTGTACAAAATAATGATGGCAACGCAATACGGTACAAATTAAATCCCGTACAAATTGCTAATCGGATGTTGAGTTTTTATAAAAGATATGAAGCATCACAAACCAATATAGAGGCCGATGAGTGTGATAAAATTATCAAAAAGTACAATTGGGATACCATAGCAATTAAGTGGTCGGAAATTATTGCTAAATTGCTTAAATGAAATGGGAAGACTACCTGACCGTCTTATTGGTGATGTCAAATACAGTTTGGTATTTTTTATTCAAAGTGGTTCGGAAGGTTGCTGAATCAAGACGGGACATTATTAATCAACTTTTAGAGGAAAAGAAAAGGGCGTAACATTCCGCTACGCCCACTCCTCAGCCGAGTTTGTTCAGACAAACTTGATACAAGTCGTTAATTAACGATTCTTGTAAACCAAGTAAGCGAGCAAAGCAATGGTGATGGTGTTGTGAACATTCACTCCACCCAACCAATTGGGGCTTTTGATGTCGAAAATTCCATTCATAGTTTTTTTGTCATAAATTTGACTCTACAAATATCAATTACAAATTCATTGAATCTGTAAAATTGTTAATTGTAGTAAAATAAAATTAATTATTTTACTGCAAAAGTTTAATAATCAATAACTTACAACCGTTCAATAATGGATAAATGATATTAAAAGAAACTTAAAAACACTTTAATACACCCAATTTACATCATTATGAGAAATGGACCTAAGTCTTTGTCACAAACACCCGCACCAAAAAAGGAACAAATACGGGGTAGTAAAATTAATCGTTCAGGAAGTGCTTCAAGTAAAGCAAGTGCAAAATCAATTCAATTTAGCGAAGCCCTTGACAAGACAGTTCGGGCCAAAGTGTCATCACACAATTTGAAATACCCGAACAAAAAAATCACTGTGCCTACAGCGAAAGCGGTAGTAAGGAGGGGTATGGGCGCATATTCAACATCACATAGACCTACTATTAGTGGAGGGGCTCCAAATTCAAGAACTGCGTGGGGTCTTGCAAGGCTAAATAAGTTTATGGAAAAGAAAGTCGGGAAGCCTGTCAAACGCGCTTATATCCAAGATGATGATTTACTTTGATATAGATATGGCTATATGTTTGAATTACAAGAAAAATACACCAAATTTGTATTAATATGTCATTTAAAGACGTTTTAAATAAAAATTATGCGCACACTCAAAATTCGGTGAAAAAATACGAAGTGGGTGGTAAAGTAGTAACCAAAGAAGGTGCTACTAATGATGCAAAGAAAGGAGGTTATTTTGATGGTAGGCCCCACTCCAAAGGTGGCATAAAAGCCGTTAACATCGATAATAATCAACCGATAGAAGTCGAAGGTGGCGAAGTCGTTATCACAAAACGCGCAGTTGCTGACGACACGAAAAAAGAATTTGAAGGCAAGATGATGACCAACAAACAAATCTTGTCAAAAATAAATGAATCAGGTGGTGGAGTTTCTTTTGAAAAAGGTGGACAAGTCAAATCAGACGATTCATCATTTTCTAACGGTGGTAAGTTGGATGAAGATGAATACTATATTTCGGATGAAGATTTGAATTTTGAAATTGACGAAAAAGAGTTTGCGGATGGTGGTGTTACTCCTACAAAGAACGAAATTGAAACACTCATTATTCGAATAGCCGATATTCAAAATCCCGAAAAACTGAGTAACAAAGGTGTTACCAAAAAGTATCTTGGAACTTATGAGCAAATTTTTGAAATGGTAGTTTCCGCTGAGGATGTGGACGAAAAGTTTGAATCATTCGGTCAAAACGAAAAAGGCAAAGACTTTAACTATTTCACTATTACGTTGACGAATCCTGTTGTAAGATTTGATACAGACCAAGAAGGGGTAGAATTTTTTAAGAATTTGTTTGGTGTAGACTATGTGAAGGTAATTTATAAAAACGCGCTTAGTACTCAAGAAGTAAAGATTTTAGATATCGTGAATTTAAAAAATTTGCAAAATGAATTTGCAGATTTGGAAGAATTACAAGATGCTTTAGTTCAAAAGAAAACTGTTTTAATGGATGCATTTACCAAGACAGATTTGAAAAATGCTCTTAAAAAATTGAATGGTGGCACTGATGGTAAGGGTATTTACTATTTAAGTAATACTAAAGGTTACAGTGGTACACGTAAAAAGGAATATTATGGGATTACACAAGAGGGTATTGACTATTTAAAAAATCTTTCTTTGTCAAACTCCAATACGCCTACGGCAGATGAAAATCAAGAACTCCCAAGTACTGTAGAGTTCCCATATTTTGCTCCCGATGCGGTAAAAGAGTATAATCCTGAAGCCCTGACTGTTGAGAAAAGGCGTATTGATAATTTAATTTTAAGCCAAGAGTTTGAAAACAAAATTGAAAAAAAGAAAAAAATTGTTAATGCTGCTACCGAAATATTAAAAGACATACCTGTTGAAAACGTATTAGAAAGGGTAGAATTATCTTTGTTGAGGGATGCTGAAGAAAAGGAATTGCAATTATTGGAAAATCCAACATTGCAAAAAGTTAAAAAAGAATTTTCTCTCCGTTTTTACAGCGGTAACATTTTGGAAGACTTAATACAAGCAGGTCAAATTGAACAAACAAATCTTGTCAATTTTAGGCCAAATGAAGCAAATTTGCGCTCCAAATACAATGCATTAATGCTATATATTATAGATTATCCAACCTCTTACGTTGCACATTGGATTGAGAATTTTTTTGGTAAATTTATGCTGTATAGCGATTCTTACAATTTTGATTATGCGAGTTTGAGTAATTTTTCAAACATACCTCCAACGATAAGCAAAGTAGGTAGGCTTTTGAATTTAAATAACAAAAAAGTGATGTATGTTCCTGAATTAGTTTTTCAAGGATTATCACAGCCATATGACAGGGTAGGGTTCGAAGTTTTTCCTATTTCGTACTATGCAACGAATTGGGATTATGCTGATTGGTTTGCAACTACCAAAGGACAAAAATTAAACACGAGGGGCGTTATTCTTCCGTGTTTTTTAAATATTCGAAGGGCTTTGGAATTAAGTTTCTTTTCCATCCAAAAAGTTAGCCCTACACAATTTTTCGATGCCGTTTATTTACAAACAGGTTTGACACCTGAAGAGTTGAAAGTAAATCCTGCCTTTTTATCACCCAACACACCTGATATGGAAGTTTGGGTTTACATAAGGAGTAATACAGAAATGTTAAAAATCTTGAAAGAATCAAAAATTGTGGATGGTATTCATATGTATGAAAATAACCCCGCAGTGGATGAAAATGACGCAGCATATATGACCGAAGTTTGGGTGACTTTTTATCCTGAACAAACTAAAGTGGCTCCATTGTTTCAATATGCAGATGTGATTTATGGTGCTCGTAAAGAAGTAGACCGAGGATGGTTTACTAAGTCGCAATTTTTAAAAAGTGGAGGTACGATATGAACATCGGTCAAATATATAAATTTGGAGGAGTCAATTTAAGTGGACTAAGCGCGGCTAAACTTAATGGTAAAACAATAAATAATGTCGAAATTGATGGTAACTATATCCAATCAATTTATTGGGCTAATGATTATTTCTATGGCCTTCCAAGCGAAAACAAAATACCAATATTGATACAGTTATCTAAGAATGATTACAGTAAGATTTTTTTGGTTGGATTTTTTAAACACCAATTTTTTGATGAAATTTCTTCTACTGACGAAACTGTCAATTTCGAAATAAAAATGAATCCTGTTGTGATTCGGAACTCATATGGTTTTTATTATGAAGAAGAGGCTTATGATTTCTTTATGGACCTGAATGAGCGATATCAACAACAGCAAACAGGTAATCCACCACCACAGGAGCAAGAACAAAAAATGTTATTGGCTCGATTTGATATCAACTCAGACAATTATTTGTATGTGTATGAATCAGAAATGACACCTGATTCGAGTGGTAATTTTACGGGAGAATACGTTACTACACTTGATTTAAGACAGGCAAAACTTAATCAATCAACTGCGTTAGTAAAAGATTATACGGTAGATGTAAATGGACAAGAGGTCAATTTTTTATTGGTTTATGATAAAAATTTCAGTGATAAAGTTTCTTTGCCTATCCCAACGATTTTAAGTGGTAATGGAGGACCTTCCACTACTACATACTTTATGATTCCCCTGCAAAACGATGGTACAGGTCACGGAGAGCCACCACAAACGCCTTCACAGGGCTCACAGGGCTCACAGGGCTCACAGGGCTCACAGGGTTCACAGGGTTCTCAGGGTTCTCAGGGTTCTCAGGGTTCCCAAGGTTCTCAGGGTTCCCAAGGTTCTCAAGGCTCAGGTGGTTCACAGGGTTCTCAGGGTTCTCAGGGTTCTCAAGGTTCAGGTGGTTCGCAGGGCTCTCAAGGCTCACAGGGTTCTCAGGGTTCTCAGGGTTCTCAAGGTTCTCAAGGCTCACAGGGTTCTCAGGGTTCCCAAGGTTCTCAAGGCTCAGGTGGTTCACAGGGTTCTCAAGGTTCGCAGGGCTCGCAAGGCTCTCAGGGTTCTCAGGGCTCTCAAGGTTCTAAGGGTTCATCAGGCTCGCGTGGTGCGAGTACATCAGGGACTTCAGGAAGAGCGGGTAATTTACAAGGAGGGCAAGATAGCGGTGCCGTATATGGTGATACTCAAACTGAAGATATTCCATTAATACAAATGGTTGCAGACACACTTAATAAAACTACAAACCAAGTACGCGGTCAACTTAGAACTGCGGGTTCCGCTATGATGTTCCTTGCATCAAATCCTCAAGCAATTGAACCTATCAAACAAAATTTAGGCGTAGCAAATACCAACATATCAATGAATGATTTGGCAAAAAAAATAATTGAAAAAATAAGATAATAAATTATATGGCACAAAGAGGCACATTAGAATACTATCAGGAAATCGTTAATGATACGAACAATCCTGAATTACTTAGAAATCAAGCACAAAAGCAAATTGACCGTTTGGCTTCGATTGGCTCTGCTCAGGTTCAAACAGGTGCCGTAACAGGCAATATGGACCCACAAATTCAAGCGGTGATAAATGCGATGCAGGCTGCAGTAAATGCATATGCGGGAAAGTCAGCAAATCCACAGCAAATCAAACAAATTGTAGACGATGAAATTGCAAAAGCAAAAATTGATTTTTCTCAGTTGAGCGATGGATTGAAGGCAATGCTTCAGTCTCAGGTTAAAGTTGAATTGACTTTACGTCAAATGGCCGTAGTTTCTACTAAAGTCGTAAGTAATTCCTTTATTAAACGCCCGCTTGTTCAAGATTTGTTATCTGACGTGCAAGCACGAAATAACGCATATTTGTATGGCGGTGCAGGAACGGGTAAAACATTTACTGCGGGTGAAATAGCGGATTTGTTGGATTGGGAATTGATTACTTTAAATTGTAACCAATTTACTTCTCCAATTGATATCATCGGAGGTCAAACTATTGATGGTTATCAAGAGGGTAAAGTATCTATGGCTTGGGCAAATGAAATCATTTCCCCAAATGGAGACAAAAGAAAAGTATCAGGAGTCGTTTTGCTGTTAGATGAGTTGCCTAAACTTGACCCAAACACTGCGGGTTTGTTAAACGAAGCGTTAGCCAAAGTCAAAGATTTCAAATTGGATAAAGTGACGGGTGCAATTAAGCCACCAACTATATTGAATGGTCGAAATGAAAAATTGGTTTTGGGTAATTTGATGGTAATTGCAACGGGTAACGTACCCTTAAATACTATTGACCCTGACTATGAAGCAAACTTCAAACAGGATTTGTCTTTGCAAGACCGTTTTGTCGGAAGCACATATAAAATCTTTGTAGATTATGAATATGAATTCAATTCAATTATGGAAGGTTTCGCATTCATATGGATTTATGGTACCAAATTGCGCGAAAAAGTGATTTCATTGAACGCCACAGGACAAGCGTTTGTATCAATTCGTTTAATGATGAACTTAAAAGAGACTTACAAGGTTTACAGAGAGGTAGTGGACAAGAACAAGCAAAATGTTGGGAATCAAGCATTTGATTTAATTACAGAACCTAAGACGATTATTGAATCTCTTCAAACCTTTTTAGATTTGTTCAAACCTGCAATTAAACAAGCAATTCAAGATGACCCAATGACCAATCTTGATAATTTTAAAGTAATTGTAGATGCAAAAAATCAAATGCCATATGACCCAAAAGCACCAAATTTCAACACGCAATCGGAACTCAGTGAGGCCGAAAGAATGATTAAAGCATACGAGGCGAGTAAAAATTCGTAATTGATATGGCAATTTTTGGTAATTGGACAGGATTTCCTATTGTTGGTTGGTCATATGATGACCAAGAGGCTTTAATAAAGGCAATTGCAGATTTTTCGGGCAATCGGGTTGATTGGGGCCAAAGGACTTATGACGAGGAAATTTCTACATACCGTCAAGATTTTTATGACTCAAGTTTTAAAAAGGTACTTTTTGATTTTGGTTTAAAATTTCAATTAGGAGGCTCAAAAGACAAATCTCGAATTATAACTACTGACAAACCACAGGGCATTTTTGATTTTTCGTTGGCCTCAAAAGGCTTGTACAGAGTTCCTGAGTATTATTCAGAAAAGTTGGCAACAGAAAAGCCTAATAGGTTTGCTGAATATGAAACCCTAAGTGGTATTGTGCCACCGAATTTTGTTCAGCAAAGGAATTTACTTGGTATTCGCCAATTTTATTTCATTGATGAGGATGGGAAGGAATACATATGCCAACAATATCAAAAAGGAACTGTTGCAATCAAAGACAACGTTAAGGGTGCCAAATTAAAATTTGCAACCAATACTAAAAAAGTTTATTTGAAATTCAAAAGACAGGGCGGTAAAGTAAATTACGTTGAAATTTACTCTTTATTTTATTATACAAGTGTTGTCGGTAATGAGGGTTTTGCCTTACGACATCTACCTGCAATTATGGTTTGTGAATACTTTGAAAGTCTTGGTATTAAATGCCGTTTTTATCCGACTCGATTTGTTGTGTTCAGTTCAAACCATACAATCAGAGAAAAAGATTTGCTCACAGATGCAGAACTTCCGATGTATAAAATACGAAATTTACTTACAGAGAAGGCTGATTATTTAACTGTTCAACCATTTTTAGCAAAAGAATATGGCGAAGAATTTGACCCTGCAATAGCCTTGGCTATATCAAAAGAGTATTCGGGACAAATATATAGAAACGTAATTAAAGAGGCGCAAAGGCACGATTTGGTTGCGGACGCATATCCCACAGGAGGAAATCCTGATTGGCAGGAAATTGATTATAGGGTGGGATTTGAGCGGTATAAAAATAAATATCAAGAGTATGTAAAAGCAGGTATTTTTAAAGGTAAAGAAGTAAAACCTGAGGCTCAAATTTTATTTCACTCGATGTCAATTAAGTACTATCAATATGAAATTTTTAATGAGGCCCAAAATATTTATAGATTAAATGAGATTGATAGAATTATAGCGAAGTCTCAATATTATGGTAAATTTATCGAGTGGTGGATGAATTTTTGCGCAATGAAATTACGCGATTATATTCTTTTATTGAACACAAAAGAACCGAGAAAAGAAATGGAGTATATCGCTAAAGAAATGAAAAACTTTTTGAGCGAATACGTTTATTACGTTAACAATAAAGCGGTAACAGATGAGGATAAACGATTTCGTGACCAAGCGATTTTCCGCTATATGGGTCCTATATGTTCACAAGAATATTTATCCTTAAACGAACAAGTTTCGGGTGTTGATATCAAAATAAATCCTGATATCAAAGGATATATTAGTAATTTGATTAATGATGTTGCGATTTATGCTGAAAATGAGCCATTCCCAACACCCGCAGAACAAATTGAAAAAATGGATGCATTGGCAGAGAATTTATATAATGAATTGGAAAGGGTAAACATATGAAAATAAGTCAAAATGCGTTTAAAACGCTACAAGAAATACTGAAAAACTTGCAAATTGCGAGCACGAATGGTGCTAAAGTATTGAACCTTTTGGTACTACAGAATCCAATTATCCCTGATACATTTTTCATTAAATATGATATTGAATATATGTCAGGGGGTGACAGAAAATTTGAACCACGCTTGACCCAAATAACCGACTCAGGTGAGCCAATGGATATTAATGACCAATTCGACAATGTGTATCAGAGATACGCATTTTTAGGGGATTGTATCCCCGTTAATGTATCTGATTTAAAAATAAAATAATGGCTAATCGGGATAAATATAATTTTACACAGAAAACAGACGATTGGGGCTCTATTTACTATCAGAATGTCCCATCATATAGCAATACAAGTATTGGAAGTACAGGAAATGCTTATTTAATAAGAAATTTCCTTAAAACTTTTTTTCCATTTTTGGATGTATCTGTTAACAAAACTTCAGGTGGCTCAGTCAGTGTCAAAATGCTGAATTATGAAGTGAAATTCAAGTTTACTGAAAATGGAGTAAATAAAGAATTTTTACTTAATCCAAGAGCGTTGGAGGATATTTTGGAACCACTATTCGAAGGTCAAGGATTCGATGGAATGACCGATTCAACATATTCAAAACCATTGCCTAAAATGTTGAATGATTTAGGTGATGATACGAGTTATGGATACAATTATCTTTTCATTGGAGCCAACAATCTTGATGGAATATATGAGGTAGAGTTAAATGCTAATATTTCCGTATCAGCAGCGTACCCATTTATTGTTGGACGTAGCAATGGTAAAATGGTTGACAAATATATTAAAATTCCTGAGAAAACTCAGGAGTATATAAGAAAAGTCGCTAATTCAATCAGCAGTTCACCGTCAACTCAAACCAATAAAAGTGATTTGGTCACTTTGGAAAAAGGGGATGCAAAATTATCATTGACGACTTTAGAACAAGAAATAATCGATTTTTTGGCAGAAAATAATTCGGGTGTGGAGTTGATTACAATTCGTAATTTTTTCTTAGCGAATAAAAATTATGTAGACAGTGATGTTAATCGTGCGATAAGTAATTTGCTTCAAAAAGACTTAGTCGATAATAACCAAGTTAGTAATGTGGGATTACTGTATTATGTCACCACAAAAGGTTTGGATTATGTGAGTAATCCCGCTGTACAAATATTAGTGGAGGAGGCTACCCGAAATTTAACTGAAGACGAAGAAGATATTTTAAAATTATTAAATCGAGGCCCATCACTTACTCTAAACCAACTTTACCAATTTTTAACAATACCTGACCTACGAATAAATGATGGTGTAAAAGAGTTATTAAAAGATAATTTTATAGCATTTGTAGACCCCACAAAAAAAAGACTCAAATATGAAATCACTCAAAAGGGTAAAAATGCCCTTCTGAATACATCGGCTTCACCCGCTGTACAAGCAGTAGTGGAAGAGGCCACACCCGTATCAAAGCCTATTCCAATGGCTACAGAAGGAGAAATGGCGAGTTTTAAATTTATAAGTCAAAACATCGACACGTTAAAGGATATGGAAAATAATGACCCTGAGTTGTTCGATGCGCTGAGTCAAGGTATTAGATTGTTGCAAAAATTGACGGCAAATACGACGGGAGAACTTTTACCTTTCACACCTACAGGAGACCAAGAAAAAATTGAATCCGCTTTAATGGATGATGATTTTGATTTGAATGAAGCAGACTTGGCAGAAATTGACTTGTCAGGAATTGAAGAAGATTTAGAACTAAGTGATGATGAATTAGCCTTTACAGACCTTGGTGAATTCGAGGAGTTAAAAGATTTTGTAGAAAATGAATTAATGCCGAGTAAACCCCTGACACCTGAATTATATTCAGTTTTAACTGCAGTTGTAGTAGCAGGTATTGGCAAAGGTGATGAAGCCACAAAAAAAGACATTTTTGATTTAGCATCAAAGGAAAGGTCAAAAGGTTATCGAATTGACAATGCAGGCTTGAAACCCGAAGAAAACCAAATTAATAATTTGACTTGGGATTTATTCACGTTGGAGGAACAGGGATATGTAAATAGAAAGGCTGATAAAACTTTTGGTACAGTTTACTACAGTGTCACAGATAAGGGTGGTGAAGCAATATTGAAGTATCCTGAAGAACAAAAACAAGTATCAAACGCACCTTTTGACATCGAAAATTTGAGTGCTCTTGAAAAAAATATTTTGCTCATTTTGGATAAGCCACCCGCTGCAGAAAAAGGAACATTGTATAATGAAATGACCCTATCTGAAATTTGGGCAGAAGTGGATGAGACAATAGCGTCTCAATATAGTAGAGATTTGGTTGAAATTGCATTACATAATCTCATCGACTATCAATTAGTTAATGAATTAAATCGTGTACCTGTAGAATACAGAAATTTTGATGATGCAAGGACAAATTCAACTATATCGGAATTAAAAAAGAAACCCACAACTTTAACTCCGACAACATTAAAAATACTTCGAATTTTATACCGTTTTACAGGTAAATTATCCGCTGATAATATTAAAGATGATTTATCATTTGAAAATGTTGCATTTCCTCATAAGGCAGTATTTAATCGTTTAATTGAATTGCGAGATATGGGATTAGTTGAAGAAACTAATACATCTTATGGAGGAATCGTGTGGCAAATTACACAGGCAGGAAATGAATATATCGATAAACTCCCAAAAGAAAAAACAGTAAATCAAATTAGGGAAGAGGAAAAACAACAGAAAGCCAAAAAAACAGGCGATGGACTTGATTACGAATATTACTTGATAGCCAAGATTTTAAATGACGATACAGGATATCTCACTGCAGGAAGTGTAACAACAATTCTTCAACAGCAATTCAACAAAACCCCAAAGTGGGATGAAAAGGAAATATTACTAAAACTTCAGGTTTTAGCGGCTTTAGGAGTGGTTGCATCATACATTCAGAACTCGGTTCCCTATTTTGAAATTAATGAATTAGGAGAAGACGTTGTAAAGTATTTAACTGAAAAAGATAATCAAGGTTTATTTAGTGCTACAGAAACGAAAGTTTCCTCACGACCATCTCCAACGGACAGTGCCACGATGTACAATGTAGGAACTATAAAAGTAGGTAATGACGGTAACAATTGGCAGATAAAAGAAAGTAAAACAGGTGTCAAGCGTTGGGTAAAAATGAAATAAAAAATAAAGAAATACGAATATGAATAATCAAGCAAAAATCAAACTTGAGAAGATAAAAAAACTGAAACTCCCTGAAAAAGTAAGGGCTACAGCAGACAAAATTGAAAAAGGTTTGTCAAGTGAAGACGCGGCTACTCAAAAGAAGGCTGAAGATGCATTGAATAAACTTTATGAACAAATCAAAGCAGTTGCGGCTAAACAGCGCGAAGAAAAAACGGAAAAAGAAGTCAATGAAAAGACGATTGTTCCTCAAAACGCTGACATCGCGGCTCCTGAAGTTAAAAAAGAGTTAACAAAAAAAACCACGGTTGCAGATGAGATTATTGATAAGGCATTAAAAAACGACCCTGAACTTGCGGGATTTGGAAAATCAGATAAGCGCAGAGACGCGGGTCGTAAAGCACTTCCTGCGGGTAGACGTGTATCTAAAAAAGGATGGAAAAATCAATATGGTAAATCTGATGGTGGACGTGTGTATTACGAAAACCGTGAAAACCGTAAAGACCGTAAAAGTCCTGCGTACAAAGCAGGATATCCTTTTTTGGCCAAAGGGGGTAAAATTCACCCTATGGATGACGAAGACGGAACTTTTTATGTAAACCTTTACAAAACTAAAGGAGACCAAATTGTTTCAGTGGATGAGCGCGAATACAATTCTAAAGCATCGGCTATGACTTATGCGATGATGAAACGCGATTTTATGAAAGTTGGTGAAAGCATATTTGTTATGAATGATGACGGTGATGTGTTGTACACTTCAATCGGTACCAAAAAAATGGCTATGGGAGGCAAATTCCCTTATCAAAATGCTCAAGTGGGAGATAATGCTCGAGTAATTCTTGACAATAAAATGGGAACTATTATGGTGGCTTATGGCCGTAGATTCCATTTGAAATTCCCTGATGGAACTGAAAAGACATATTCCGCTGAGGAATTGGAATTTTTTCCGACGGATGAAATGATGGCTGATGGTGGTAATATTGGAAATCCAACATTCGTAGTTAAAAACTTAGACGGAAAAGTTGTTTTGAAAACTAAAAGTTTAAATAAAGCATCGGATTATCACGGTTTACTCGGTAGGGATACTCATACGGTTGAAACTCTTGACGGCAGAATATTGAGTGGTTCAAGTGATGATATGGCCGATGGTGGAATGATGCCTAATAGTGGTAAAAAATATGATTATTCTGAGTATTTCGACTTTAATGCTAAAGGTAATTTTGCATCTAATTTAAATGGTAAAAATTACGAAATAATTTATCGTGATGACAAATCTAAAATGTATGATTTGTTTGAAGATGGGAAAAAGATAAAAAGTAGTATGTATGTTCTAAATTTAATGTTTTTTCCTGATGAGAGGAGGGAGTATTTTCAAGGTACTATGAGTGATGATGCTTTAAAAAGTATTTTAGATTATGAATATCCTAATAATAGTTTTTCTGTTGAGTATGATTCAATATCAGGGACAAAAATTTATGGAGCAAAATCCAACCTTTTAAAGGCACAAGCCAAACTCAAAGATATTTATAAAATGAAAACCACATTGATGGGTGAAAATCAAATAGGTAAGAATTATTTATCCGTTCCTTCACAATTTGTGTATTTTGCTAAAGGTGGTATGATGGCCAAAGGTGGCTATATGGCGAAAGACGAAAATTATGAGTATGTAAATACATTCAACTATTATGATAGCAATGTTCCTGTACCTCAGGATGATTTTGAAAAATTGATTGATGCTTATCACAAAAAACTTTCAGGTGATAAACTTGATGAGGCCAAATACAATGTATTGAAAATTCAAATGGGTAACTATTTGGGCCATAAAACAGTTGACAAAATGGAAGAATACATTGAAAAAACACACAATGCACACAAAATGGCAAAAGGTGGCTATGTTTCCAAAAGAGATGTTGAAGCAATCACTATCATAAATCCAAATAAAAGTGATTCCGCAAAGAAATATTTGACATTTAAGAGTGGTGAATTCCTTAATGGATTAAATCAGTTTGAGAAAGGTGGAAAATTGATTGATAATTACACTTACATCAAGCGAGGTGATATTTTTGCTGTTTATTACAAGGACAAAACTAAAAAAGCCTATTTCCAAACTACGATGGAAGATAAACCTAAAAATGGTTTTTGGGTCAGCAAAAAGGCTTTAATTAGAGAGGGTGGAAAAACGCCAAGTAAGTCAAGTGCAACTTTTGATGCTTACGAATCATATGATGAATTATCCAAGTTGAATGGCAAAATTTGGGACAAATTAAAAATTGAAAGTGGCAGTCAAATTTATGCTTCGGACTCATTACAAAAGAAATTGGCTATTGAGTATCCAAATTCAGGTATTGATGCCAAATTCAAAAGTTTGAAAGCCGCTCAAAGAAAAAAAGTTGCTGAAGTTATGACCGATGAAAACGAGCATAGTTTACGTAATTATTTGACACTACGAGGATACCTTGGACCAAAAGAATATGACAGTTATGAAAGAATATTTGACCCAAAAAGTCGGTATGTATTAAATCCTGATAATTTCAAAAATTATACTGCTGATAAGGTGAAAGTTGGTTCAATTTTAACTACAAAAACAGGTACAAAAGTAAAGGTAGTTGAATACAATCCTCAATACGGAGTGAAGGCTATACGAATGGATGCGACTGCAGCCGATAAGCCATCTCAATATATAGAATTGTCAAAATTTAAAGGATTTGAAAAAATGGCTGATGGAGGTTCTATTGGTTTTGAGGCACTTTCCAAAAAAGTTGCATCGAGGTATGCGGGCAAAAATGTAAAGCCTAAATATCAAAAAGAATATGGAAAGACCTATGACAAGGCTGAAGCAAAAGAAGTCGGTGACAAAGTAGCGGCAAAAGTGTACCGTATGCAGCAAGGTAAAATGGCCTCAGGTGGTAAAATTGAATTGCCTCATCAATTGGACAAATACTTTACAAAGCCCGCAGGTACAATCGAAGTTGAAATGAGTAAATTAATTCCGATTCGTGCACGAAAAAGCGGTATTGAGAATGCAGAAGTGTATATGAAAAAGGCTTACGATGGCGAAATGTCGAAGCGTAAACCTATTGAAATTTACAAGACGCGCAATAAAAAGTATCGCGTGAACGATGGAAATAGCACTTTTGCCGTTGCTAAAAAGAATGGTTGGGAAACGATTTATGCTACCGTAGTTTCCAATCCAAACGTCACAAAACGCGCGGAAAAAAGTACATTTACAATAGCAAAAGAAATAAGAAAAGCAGGTGAAAGTTGGTCGGATGCAGTTAAAAGAGTAAAGGAAAACAGAAAATGAAACTATTAAAATTAACTAAACAGGAAGTCGCAAAACTTCAAAAGCAATATAAATTTGGTTCTGATTTGACCAAACAGGATGTAGTTGTCAAAATTTTTAATCCATATGGTCGCGGCAGATGGTATTTGGTAAACCAAGACCCTGATGACCCTGATTATATTTGGGCAATCGTAGATATGGGAATGGGACCTGAGGTTGGCTCGGTAAGTTTAAGCGAACTACAAAACTTTCGAATGCCTGTATATGGGTATAAATTTCCTTTGGAAAAGGACAGGTTTACACAACGGAACGCTGTTGAAGTGATTGAAGGATTACAGCGAGGAAACTATTTTGCAGATGGTGGTGAAATTAAGGTCAAAGTTGCATCCAAAGATATTTACAACAAAAATCACTACAGGGGTATTTTTCAAGATTCCGATAAGGATGGTGTTCCTGACATAGATGATTTGCAGCCTAAAAATCCCAAATTACAGGGTGAAGTTGAAGAGTTAAAGTTTTCTCAAGTCTTTGAACGATTGCTCAGAACAAAAAAGTCTTTGGACAAAATTATGAGGGCGGCCATCGCAGAACTTGAAGCAATTTCTCCCGCAGGAAGCACAATTTATGCAAGAACTAAAACTCCATACTCAATTGTCAATAAATTGATAAATAAAAAGTCTACAAGTCTTGAAAGGACGAAGTTAGGCGATGTCGAGGGTTTGACGGATTTAATTGGAACTACGGTAGTTGTGAAAAGTTTGGATGACATTAATGATGTAGCAAAAGAATTGGATAAGGGAGTATTAGGTGAGATTTTGGAGAAAAAAGATTACTATGAAAAACCAAAAGCGGGATATCGCGCGATTCACTACATTACAATTTTTGAGGGTGTCGCGATTGAAGTTCAATTAAAAACTTATCGTCAGAAAGAAATAAATGAGGCTTCGCACGAGGCTTATAAATATGAAAATCTTGAAGCGGACCGTTTATTGTATTTAACCAATTTGGCAAATGAGGCTGACAAAGGAAATAGAAAAGCACAACTTGCAATTGACAAGATATTCCTTGATAAAAAAGCATTGAAGGAATCTTTGTACAAGGACAAAATCAGACGAAATAAATTACCTTCGTAATAAAATTTACATATATGAAAAAAATAACAGTTATCCTTCAGGAGAAAAATGTGAAATTGAACAGTTTACCTGAGAACATTCAGACAGCAATTGAAAATTCAATTAATTTGTATGATGACATTCAGAATTTGGAAGCAACATTGACCGAAGAGTCAACTGATGAAGAAAAGGCTGAATTAGTCGAAATGAGAGAGACCCACGATGAATTTAATGAATCTATCGTAGGTGCTATTGAAAATTTTCAGAAAGAAACTGAGGCTAAGACAAAAGCCGAACAGAAAAACGACCAACCCCCAACTCCCCCACCTGCGCCAATAAACACACCCGCGCCAATTGGCGAAACTGATGAAAAGAAAAAAGGTTTTGGAATCGGAACCTTTATTCTCGGAGCGGCTGTATTGATTGCAACAGCGGGTGCAGTTAATATGATGAGAAACAAAAACTAATGGAAAAATTACCCCAACACTACTTTGCATTTAATCCACAATCCGTCCGTTGGATGGATATGGTATTTGTAGCACCAATAATGATTTATGCGGGTGTCAAGGGTGATTTTAAACCGTATGTTAAATTTTCTTTGATTGCTATTGGGTCTTTGACTTTTCTGTACAACGGCATTAATTATGTAACCAATTTACAAAACGGAGAGAAATGAGTTACCGTATTACGAGATACACTTTTGAACAGGCCAAAAAATTGGGGGTGACGGTGAAGCCGTCTACGGTCCAAGGCAAAAAAATTGATGTGTTCAAAAACGGAACTAAAGTCGCTTCGGTTGGAGCAGTTGGCTACAATGATTATCCGACATTTATGCGATTAGAGCGCGAAAGAAAAGTTCCCGAAGGAACAGCAAATTTGCGTAGGAAAGCATATAAAATCAGACATCAAAAAGACAGGACCGTCCGTGGAAGCAATGGATGGTACGCTGATAAACTATTATGGTAATGGACAAGAAATTAAAAGTAGTAATCGTAGCATCAATAGGTATTGCCGCAGTTTTGATTGGAGTGTCTTTACTCTTTATTCAAAGGGGTATTGACCGAAAAGCAATTACAGAGGAAGACCGAAATGTTTTAAGACAAATTAGAATTTCGTAATTATGGAAATCAAAATACCCGCAATTCAAAAGGAGTGGAAAGTCCCATCCAATCAACCACCTTGGAAAAACCAAGCAATATCTGTAATTAAGAAAATTAAAGCAAATTACAGTGTTCAAATGGCAAAAGCATCACAATATACAGGTGTTCCTGTGAATATTTTGGTAGCGTTTGCGGCTACGGAGAGTGGAGGTGCTTTGAATCAAACTTTAAATGGACCATCAAAAGGTATTATGCAAGTCAATCCGTCATCGGCTTGGCAGGCTTTATCTGACCAAATAAAAGTCGATACAATAGGTCGTTTTTATCCTTTGTATCAATTGGCACCAAATGCATTTGTTGTAAAGAAAGCGGTTGCTGCTAATTCTGTAGGAAAGGCTACTGATTATCTCACTTTGAAGCCTGTTTCTACGGCTGCGCCTTACCTTGGACAAAGAATGGTGGCAGATGCACAATTCGCTATTTATATGGGGTCGTTATTGTTGGCTCAGTTAATTGCAGGAACTATTGCAAAAACAGGTCAGATTCGTCTTGACCATATTATTGTAAAGTATAATGCGGGCACGGGTCGATTTAAACAGGTTGTAACAAATCGTGGTTTGGAAAGTGCGAGTGTGGATACCACCCAACTATACAGCAAATTAGGGATTCCTGTTTCTCAAGCGTACATTGTCAAGATGATGGGAATCAATGGATATTTAGATGTGCAAAAACAGGGATTGGCGTGATAACAATAACGGCATTGAACTGTAGAAAAAAGTCACTATTTTTGTTTTAACAATTTAATTAATAACGCTATGTCAAACACTAAATCAGGATTCGTACCAATGGCTATTGGAATTGCATTGTCTCTTGCCACAATTTATGTTATTGCATATTTTGCAGGTAAAGGATGGGAAAAGGCAACCGATAAATAATTGTGCAAGGAATCTTTAAACAAATATTGGATGCGACGGAAGGTCGTCACGCAAGTGGAGTTCTCTATGCAGGGGCTGTAGGAATTTTATTGTCTAATATTATACCAACCCCCGCTGAAGCATTATTCTACCATACTGAAAAGAAACTCAGAAATAAATGGGATAATGATGAAATAACTGCTGAAAAATATTGGCAAAAAACTGCAAGCGCATATTACTTGTATAAACCCGTTTGGTGGGGACTTGTAATCAGTGCAATGTATTTTACCAAGGGCGATGTGAAAAACAAAGCAAAAATTGGTTTAATAATTGTAACTGCAGGTGCGGTTGTGGGCATAATTTACAAAAATTACACAAAAGACATTCGCGATATACGTCGAGAAGTATTGACTTCTATGGAGCCCAAGAAAAATGTTACAGGTCCTACAAAACCTGTAAAGGTGGGTCAATATAGGTCAGTTCTCAGAAAAGGCAACGTATTGAAGTTTGTCGCTTAATAAATAAAAAATGGAAAATTCAACAGCAACACCTGCAGCAGCAGCACCCGCAACACCCGCAGCACCTGCGGCACCCGCAGCACCCGCGGCACCATCAGCACCCGCTATGGCACACGGTGGTAGCGTTGCAGACGCAGCACCACAAATGATAGAGGGTGGTGATGTATCATCAATAGAAAATAATTGGGGCACTTGGATAGCCATCGGTTTAGTCTCTCTTACGCTTGTTGCATTAATTTTACAGATTGCTGTACATCGCAAAAATTTGAAAAAAGTCGATGCAGACGATGAAGCATTGCTTAAAGATGTCAGAGAACTGAAAATGAATGTGAAGAAACAAATGGGCGAAAAGTATGAAACCTTGGCTTGACGAAGTTACATATGGCAACCCAAATGATGAACTACTTCCTTATTTAGAAAAAGGGGAATTCGATTTCGTTTACGAATCCCTAAAAAAATATCCCTTTCCCAAAAACACTTCGGAGACGACGAGGGATGAAATGAGAGAACTGATTTCAATTCAGAACGCTCCCGAACAAAAAAACGAAGAAATTATGTCGAGGTATCTAAACTACGACGAACACTTCGGAGATGTGATAAAAACCTATTGTAAGGAAAAAATAGGTGTAGATATGGATGAGGTTATTGACTCAATAACAAAAGATGGGTACTATGTTCTTGTTAAATTAAAATTTTTCTATCAGCGACCACGCCCCTATCAGTTGGCACAATATTTAAGGGCGCGGCTTTTTCCATATAAGGCCCCTTCTGCACTGACTCCCGCATATCCTTCGGGACATTCATTTGAGTCATATGCGTTAGCGGAATTTATTGGAAGTAAATATCCTGAACACTATCAGTTTTTAACTGATTTAGCACACGACATATCAATTAGTCGATTATTTCTTGGATTGCATTTTGCCTCGGATTTGGATTTTGGCAGATTTGCGGCTAAAAAATATGTCGGCTCAAAACAATTTGCAAGTAAATATGGAATATGAATTTCTTGTAACTCCTATTGGAAAGCCACGAATGACGCAAAGGGATAAATGGTTGAATCCTCCGCGTAAACCTGTCTTGAATTATAGACTTGCAAAAAATGGTTTGCAATTTTATGCTTGTGAACAAAAATTTACTTTGCCCGAAATTATTAATGTTATTTTTGTTTTACCTGTTTCACTAACTTGGAGCAAAAAGAAAAAAACATCAATGATTGGGCACCCACATCGTCAAAAACCTGATTTAGACAACATCCTCAAATTTTTGATGGATGGTTTGATGCCCAACGGTGGTGATGAAGTTGTACATACCATAAACGCCCGTAAAATTTGGGGTGAAGAAGGTAAAATATTAATTGAAACAAACAATGACCCGACAACGCAAAATCGAAACGAAACCAATTGAACAACTATTTTCAGCATTAAGTGAAACGCTGAATGAAATTGGTTATATGAGAACAATTCACCTTCTGAGGAAGGGGCAAGAAAATGTATGGAATTCTGATTTAAAACTTGCAACGGATGCTGTTTGCAAGGTGTTTAATATATCTCCCGACGTAGTATTTGGCAAATCAAGAAAATATCCCCGAAAATATGCTTTTGCAATTTGGGTTTATTTATCATACACTAAATTAAATTATACTTTGCCTGACTTAGTGAATTATACACACAAGTCGTTATCCACTATTAGCAAGGCGAAAGGCACAATCGACAATCGAAGAAACACAACGGCATTTGAAAAAAAGATTAATGACAAACTTGATGAATGCATCACAATCATAAATGAAATTAAACCCGAATAATGATGGAAAATACAGAAAATGTGAATTCAGAAATCTTTGAAGATTTCTCCCCGCTTACGCAAGACAATGTAATTCAACGTGATTACACAAAACCAAACGTAGACTATTCCCAAGTCAATGCAAGCCCTATTGAAGAGCCCATATTTACCGCACCTTCTTTTGAGGATATGGATAAACATTGGAACTCAAAAGGAGTTGAAGAGGCGCAAATCATAGATGAAAAGGCAAGTGCAAATCCATATACTGAAAACCTTGATAAAAAAGACCAACGGAAAGCGTCAGCGGCTTTAGTCGAGGCTTTATTGGATGGGTATTCTCAGTTAAATAAATTTGGTAACAAACTTGTTCAATTCAATCCCGAAAAAATTCAAGCGATGATGCGCTCAGGGGAAATAGACCCTGATTTGACCATCCCTATTAATGGTAGGAATATTGGAGTGCTCGACTATGTAAACGCATACAATGAGGAAACGTCAACGGTTATTTCTGTGGATGATGACTTCAAAGACAAGGTTCGTCCTTTGTTAATTGAAGAATTTATGGAGCGGAATATCGGTATGACCCGCCTACAACTTATTGGATATTATTTTGGTACAGATTTGTTGACTAAGGGAACATTAATTTATTCATTAAGAAAGCAAAATCAAGCAGTATTGGATTCATTGGTGGAAATAAGTAATAATTCACGTCCTGCGCCAACACCACAAGCAAGTCGTGTAGAGAAGACTGAACCTAATACTGAAGAGAAGCCTGTTAGGGAGCCACAACGCGAATTTGTAGAACCCGAGGAAGAATACGCTGTGATTGAGGATTTCGAACCAATCATTGAAGTGAAAAATGCAAATGACGACGTGAAGCGTTCAAGAAAACCAACAGCAGGACCAAGGTTCGGTGACAGTGCGATTTTAGAACAAATGGAACAAATTGCCAATGGTGAAACCTCGTCCAAGCGTAGAGGAAGACCAAGGAAAAAATAATTTAAAAATATGAGAGAACCATTATTGGGCGTAGCCGTCGGAAAGAAAGGGGTAGGGAAAACCTTTACAACCAATAGGGTGATTAAACAATATGTGATGGGTAATCCCGCTTCGGGAATTATGCCAAGAAAAGTTTTGATTTTAGATGCAAACGATGAATATACTGAGTATAAGGCAATTGCATTAAAGGATTTGATGTTGTTTAGTGTACACCCTTTGGTTGAAGCAAGAAGAATTAGACCGATTCACCCCGACGGTAAAAAAATGACCTTGGATGATTTGGCTGCTACGTTGAATTATATTTTGGAGGTATTTTCAGGGGGCCTATTATTGATTGAAGACATTAATCGATTTACTTCTGATTTTATGCCACAAGATTTAATGGGAGCGATTGCGACGAATCGACATCGTGACTTGGACATCATTTTACACTATCAAGGTATAGGTCGTATTGGAACGAAGGTATGGCAAAATATCAATTGGCTAAGGATGCATAAAATTACGGAGTCCGCAATCAGGCACGCCAAAAAGTTTGAAGATAAATATGAGATAATCCGTATATGCGAATTGATGGTAAACATTCAGTATTTTTTGGGTAACGAAAGGACTTTTCAGTACATCGATTGTGAGAATATGTGTTTTCAAGGTAAGGTGGATGAAAAACTATTTGCAGATGCTTGTAAGCAATATTTGGAGGAAAATTATCGTAGAATTATTTCACCACTTTTACAGATTCGTGGTGTGGGTGATAAAAAGAAATTTACTGCAGATACCGCAATGAAGTCTGAGATGGAAAGATTGCGTAAAATGTATTTAAAAAGGCAAGTGTAAGTTACATTAAGTGTACTATACAAATAATCGATAAGCCCCCTTGTAAACAGGGGGTTTTTCATTTTATATACTTGTATTTTACCATACAAATATTATTTGCTAAAATAATCAATCGATAATAGTACATTTTATCAAAGGTATTTTTGAAACAATAAGCAGTCTGAACGGCTTATAAAACAAAAACTTATGAACGTAGAATCTTTAAAAAAAATCGGAGGACAAGTCCTTTTAATTGTAGTCGGTGTTATTGTTGCTAATGAAATTCAAAAGCAAATTGACAAACGTCGCGCAGCAATGTAAACTCACAAAAAAACAAAAACCTTAAAAAAACAAAAACTATGAATAATGTCCGTAAATACCTTGCTGACGCACAAAATCGTGCTCACGAGGGCTTCTTGAATGCCGATGGCTTCTTTGATGACGATTTGAACTTCACCGCAGGTGATGATTTTATGAATGCAAATGGCAACGACGCTATGCCTGCTGCCGCTCCAACCTCACAACCTTACATCATTCAAATTTCTAACACAGGTTCTGCTGTTGCGAATTTCAGTGTATTGGGTTCTTACGAGCAGTTGGGTGATACTGCAGCATTTACTTCGGGTAACTTTATATCAGGAGACGTGACTATTTCGTCTGCTATTCCAAACGTAACCTATCAGCAAATGTTGTATCAGTTTATGAACAACCCTTTCAGCACAGGTTTGACTTACATTCAGTCTTCTTCAAACACACAGTTGTTGGAAACAATCAGTGTGCAAACTAAAGACGCGAATGGTAACGTGGCCCAAAAGCCTTTGGTGCCTACTATTGACCCATATCAGTTTCAGACTACCGTCCTTGCTCTCCGTTTCGGATACAGAATTGACGGTTACACTAAATTGATTTTGAATTCAATTTTGGCTTCAACCACCGTGAAGTTGTATCTGTACCCTGCAGACAACATCAACTTGGCTCGTGGATTGTCAGGACGCGCTGTATCAAAAGATTTCAGCAGCCCAGGCATTGTACGTGCTCAAACCGTGAAAATCCAAGGTTAATCCCTTTTTTACGATTTATAGAAAAGGGGCGATGGCACACAGCCTCGCCCCTTTTTTTTTAATAGGCTAAAATCAAATAATTATGGCATATAAAGTCAAATTGGGTAACAAGGATTACTTCTCAGAAGAATTTTCTTCAGAGACGGAAGCAAAAAAAGCAAAGTATTTCGCCATTGTAGGTGCAAAAACTTTTCGCAGTGCATCGAAATCGATGGACACAAAAATTGTAAAAGTTGTAAAAAAGAAAAAATAATGACAATCTACGAGTATATCGCAAGAAACAATCCGATGGGTGCTAAAAGAGTAATTGAATCTTTTGGCTATGTGGTAACACAACCTAAAAAAATGGGCGATAACCTTCGTATGTTGGTTGCGCAAGAAGGAGAGCCCGCTTTAAAAGCAGTCGTTGATTTACATCCTGATAAAGACTTAATTTTAGAAGTTTTCGGGAATAGTCAAAGTGTTAAAGCAACGGGTGAAAATTTCTTTGGAGCCGATGGTCTACTTCAAAGCGCAGTTTTAAATAACAACCAACAGCAAAATGACAGCAACAATAAAATGGTGCTTCAAACAAACACATTAATTGTGGCCTTATCACTCCTTGTAGTTGCAGGGTTAATATTAAAGAATCGATGAAAAATTTGAAACCTAACGAAATTTACGCTGTATCAGCGATGACAATTGACAACAATACTGAAGGGGTAAAAACCCTGATTACAAAGTATGGTGTCATTTTGCCAAACAATGCAAGTCGAAGTGATATTGACAAAGCATTTGCAGCCCTTTTAAGAAAGAGTAAATCTTTCCGCAACGATTTTGCTGTATTGGCGGCAAATGAAAGTCAGAAGAGCGAAAACTTCTCAAATTTTATGGAATTTTTAGGTATGTCAGGAAGAGGTATTGGAACAGCAAGTGCTCCTTTAAAAACTCCCGACCCAATTCCTGTAAAAACAAGTTTACCGAACACAACTGCAAAAAAACCAAGTGCATTTGCGGAAGCATTTGATGCTGACACAATTAGAAACGTCATCAATACGGGATTAAATATTTGGGCTACCCGCTCAGGTACTACAGCCTCAACTACAAATGATTTACAATCAGGTAGGGAATCTTTGAATTTACAACCCCAAAGTCAACAAACACGTGGTATTGGAACGACGGGAATCGTTTTGATTTCAATTGGTGCACTTGCAGCGGTAGGTGTTTTGATTTATTACCTATCTAAAAACAAATGATATGGAAAATAAAGATTATACCAAAGTCGTTGGATACTCTCAAATAGGTGGTGCCATAGGTATCATTTATGCATTTTCAACAAAATCAGGATTCTTCAAAGGGGTCGGCTATTATTTAGTTGGGTCTTTTGTTGCAGGACTGATTGCATCAGGTGTGACCGCAGTAAAGAAATAATGGCAAACGAATTTCAAGACGCTTTAGACAATGTTAAAGAACTGAGTGGACAATCTACTCACGATACCTTTTTGAAGCAAAGCAAGCGCATTATGAAGGGCAGTGCTACAGGTCTTGTTGTTGGTTTGATGTATGGATGGTACACGAAAAAAAATATTTATGTAACTGCAATACTTGGAGTAATTGCAGGAGGCGCGGTTAATTACTTTATTTTCTCAGAATAAAATTATGACTTTAGATTCAGCGATAAAATATAAAGATTTTTCGAACCCAAATATAGTTCGTGCAAGGCCAATTAATATACAAATGGCCAATGATGACTATTTTTCTGTAGCGGGTCCTGCGGGCGCAACACAATTAAAACTCACCAAGGTTTTGACTGTAAAAAATGCTCAGGGTAAAAATACGAATTATGAGGTGGGTTCAGTTGTTTGGGCGTTCCCTATTCAAACCATCGCCAAATCAAATAGTTATGTTTTTACAACGGAAGGTCAAGGGTATATTTTGACTGTAGGTGTTAACGCTGAAATTTATAATCAAAAAGAGTCTAAAGAGACAAAAAAAGGTTTTCCTTTTTCTTTAGTCGGATTAGCCTTAATCGGAATAGTAATAATTTATACAATGAAAAAATTATGAAAACAGCGAATGATGAAAAGAAAAAAGGTGGTGCGTTGATGCTTGTAGGTTTTGCGATGCTCGCCTATGTTGTTTATAAAATAATCGAAAGTAAATGAAAAAAGAATATATTGAAGCCCTCGTTTTAATTGGAGCCATTGGATTGGCTATTTACTTAGCAAGTTCTAAGGACTCCGTATTGAAAAGTGCAAAATCAAATTCTCCAACACCGACAGGACCAAAAGGCGGTTTTGAGAATTTCACTGCAGACGAATTAACTTATGACGACCATTTGTATGGAAATGCAGATGGAGGATTAAAAGGTTTAACATTTAAATAAATAAAACTATGACAAAAAACACAAAAACAATCTTGACTTTAGCCGCTGTTGCTGCGGTATTGTTCTTCGTTTTCAAGAAGCCAAAAACAGACGCTTAATTGTAATTGAAATGAATCGTGACGTATTATTAGGCGCGGGGGTCGTTTTGGCCTTCATCGTCCTTGTTAATCGAGCCAAAAAAAACCAAGTAACTGACACCCAAGGTGGCGGTGGTGGTGGTGGCGGTGGTTTTGGTGGTGGTCCCTTTGTAGGGGGCGTACCCGCAGGACCAATGACTGTCAATACTATTGTTCAACCCGCAGCGCGTCCTGCAAATCAAGGACGCTCTTACAACGCTGCTGATGTGACTAAAAGTAAAGACACCACTCCAACTGCAGCAGTTACAAGTTCCGCTCAAGCAAAAGCGATAGAAACAGCCACCAACACGGGTGGAATCGTTCCTATCGGTCAAGGGGGAAGCAGTACACCTACCTACAGCACAGGGACAGTGACTCAAGCAGATTTAGCGAAAGGTGTTGCAGGTAACACTGTATTCAAACCTTTCAGCGGAGATGCTAAATTCTTGGGATTTGTAGGTTCAAGACCTAAATTTGAATTTAATTAATATGTTGTCAGCAAATAAACTATACAAGGAATCAGGTACCACTTTGTCTTTCAAAGAATGGTTGGAGCGTGAAAAGGCAAAAGGCAAATTCATTCCCAACGTGGAAGCGATGGAAGAGTTTGTGAATGCCGATGGTGGAACTTCAGAGCAAGCCTCTGAGCAACCCGAAATCACAGCGAAATCAGTTGAGAATAAACAGATGTTTACCTCGATTGCTCGAGTAGGTTTAATTGTTGTATTGACATACTTCGTTTATCGAACTATCAAAAATGAAATTAAGTAATACTCAAATAAAGCGCATCATTATTGCAGGGGGATTTTTCTTCCTGCTTTTGCGCTTTAGAGGATACTTAAATCCCTCAAAAGAAACATTGTCGGCAAAAGACGATAGTGTTTCTGCAAATGGTACCAAATCGGTAATCGACAGAGCGATTCACAAAGTAAAAAGTGGCGCGGTAAAAGTTGCAAGCACACCATCTGAAATAAAAAACTGATGAAAGAACAAAGAATTGCAACAAAATATGCTCCACTTACGCTGTGTGTGGTTTTGAAAACTGAATTCCCTACCAAATTAAACTTGGTGGTGTTTGATGCAAAAAATCCGAAGAGGAAGTTTACTGAGCGTTACAAAACAGTAACAGGGGAAGAAACGCTGTTTGTTCGAATGCCGTTATCTCCTGACACCGCTGTTGTTCAGGTGTTTGGAGGCGCGGGGATTACAAAAAAGAATGATTCCAATTTTACTATTGTAAGAGTTTACAAAAAAGGGTTGGAGCGTCGATTTGATTTGAATGATATTGGGAACCCCCAAATACGTTCATTCGTCAAATTCGCGCAGAAATTTTGTTTTAATGTGAGTGAATTAGAGCCTGAAGAAACTTATCGAAGTGATGACGGAGAATATTTCATTCAGTTAAAGCAACAAATCAGAGATGCAAATGGAAAAGTGTTGGGTACTCCCGCACGTATTGGCCGTCAGACGGGGGTTATTCAAGTGAGTAAAACACAATTTGAAGCCTTTACAATTCCTATGCGAATGGCAATATTGCTCCACGAATTTTCACATTTTTACTTAAATGAAAAAATGGATGATGAAATGGAGGCAGACTTAAATGGATTGTTGATTTATCTCGGACTTGGATATCCAAGGATTGAGGCTTATCAAGCGTTTCTTGAAACATTCAAAAATGCACCAAGCAACTTGAATAAAAAACGCTATGATATGATTAATAACTTCATCAACAATTTTGAAAAAATGGACATTGTAATAAAATAGAGATGGCAGTTACAACTTGGAATACAGCACCTAATTATGATGAATGGGGTCCTGATGACTCTTGGAGTTGCGAGGATTGGATACAATGGCACAAATTGCTAAAATTAAAGTTTGGCAAGGAAAAGGCTAATTATGTTTGGAATTATGCTTACGCTCAAGGTACGCAAGGAGCATCCCATTGGAGTTGCAGGACAAGCAATACTGCGTTTCGTAATTATACATCCAAAGAAGGATTGAATCCGTATGAGAGTGCGGGGGCATTCGCTCCAATTTTGAATGTTATTGGAGGAGTGGGCGACGTTGTTAGTGGCACAGGAGATGTATTGTCCAATTTGGGAAAAAATTTGAAAATAATCACATATATAGCCGTTTTAGGTGTGGCTATTTATGTAGGTGTAACCGTTTATAAAAAGACGAAACAATGAAAAAAGAATTTATCTATATCGGTGGTATATTGATTTCGTTAGGTGCAATTTATTATATTTTTAATCAATACAAAAAAAATAAGGATGGTTCAGCCGCTTTAGAAGATAAAGAAATCATAGCGTTGTTTAAAAAAATTGATTCAGCAAAAAAATGAGCGCAGAAAAAGGATTGAAATATGGGTTTTTTGCCTTGGCAGGGATTGCAGTAATTCTTGGTGTAGTATTATTGGGCAAAAAGAAACCCGATGACGACGGGGGCGGGGGAGATGAAGTTGAACCTGTAAAACCAAATCAGCCCGTAATTGACCCAAGGCAAGCGGCAGTACCGTTGGATTTAAAAGCAATTCTTGCAAGCAAAGACCCTATGTCACTATTGAAAGGTCGAAAACTTTATGCAAAAATTAACAAAGCAAAAGGTAGAAACGAAGCAAGAGTAAATGATGGTTGGGGATTAGGTAGTAATGTAATTTTCGAAAGTACGCCCGAAGGGGAATTTCTTGGGTATGCACAATTTGTTTCAAATGATAGAAATTCCGCTAAAGATGCTAAGGGTAAAGTGTATAAATGGATTCGCATTACTTTAGACGATAAGGCTTGGAATCGATACAATGACACCAAATCTTTCTTGACTCGACAGTTAGTAAAAAATAAAAATAATGATTGGGCTTACTTCAGAGAAGATGTAATTAGATTTTAATATGAAAAAAATAGTACTGAATAAAAATTTACAATATGGCCTTTACGTAGTAGCGGCTATAATTGGTGGTTTTGCAATAGTAAAAATTGTCAAAGCAATTAAAGACAATGCGGATAAAGGTGATGATGATGACAAAAAGCCTGAACCTGAAACCAAAACGGTTTATGTAGATGCATACTTGTCGAAGTTACCTTTAGGAGTAGATAATTTGACTTGGGGTTCACGAATCCCCGCGAAGTATTTACCGTCTTTTAATGCTATTTCAGCAGCCAATTCAGATGCTACATTTAAAGCGAATGCTATCAGAGTTCAAACTTTGTTGAATCAAAGACTTGCCGCGATTGGTGGTGCTTACCCAAAAATAACAGTTGATGGAAAAATTGGTGAAGAAACAACCAAAGCGATGTTGGCAGTTGCAAGCCAATATGGTAGATTGAACTTATTACCTTTAACGAAAAAAGAAGACCTGAACAATTGGTTGACTTTTTTCAATGTAAAATCAACTTCGGATTCTTCTCCAAAGAATGAATTCCCATTTTTCAACAAATAATACGATAAGAATATGGACATAGATTCTTTTTTCACAGATGGCGACCTAAGTTTCGGAATGGACGGTGCAAGCCCTAAATTCAAAAACTTTGCAGGAACAGGTCAAAATGTTTCGAGGGGACCTAAATATGGTGAATTTCAATTCAATAAATACCCCGAGTATGGGTTTACTGATGATATTTATTCAAACGCTACGGGCGGTTCAAGGTTAAATCAGCCAACGGAATGGTATGTTTCAAAACTTTCCGAAGCCGATAAAAAAGACTGTAAAAAATTGCAGGGTATTATGGATAATATTTCCATAGATATTGATAAGAACAACAAAAAAATAAGCACTGCAAAAAGAGGTGAAAGAAGAGTTCTTGAAGAGTATAACAAGGGCTTGGAATTGGCAGGCAAAAGAGTATTGGAATTAATGAACGCTGCAAATTGCACTCTCGTTCAGCAGGAAGAATTTAATAAAGCGTTAGGCGCGGCAGGTGCACCATCAAAATCATCGAAAGTTGTTTTGTATGTTGGCATTGGAGTTGCAGCCTTGGCTCTTGGAGTTGTACTTTACAAAAAATTTAAGTAATGAGAACAAACATCAGTAAACAATTGGGATTACCCATCGCTCCCCCACAGCCTAAAGCACCGTCTATAGAGGCTCAATTGGGTTTTGTAGCAGAATATGATAATTCTTTGAATAAAAGTAATTTTAATTTCGTAGCAGAATATGATAAGTCTTTAAACACCAAAAATAATGGTGGCTATTTTGACGCTACAGGAGAAGAAAAGAACTTCAAAGAATATTACAAAGGAAATGTTGCAAACGTTCGCGCTTTGTTGGCACAGGAGAAAATTTCTACCTCAGAGGATTTAGATTTTCTTGAAGCCAAGAAAAAGTTTTATCAAGAAGGAAAGAAATCTTTGGAAAAAGATATCAATGGTATCAAAATAAATCAAGCACAAAAAGCATTTGGGACGCAAGCCTATACACAGCGCGGAAAATATGTTTCTCAATTATGGAGCGTAGATAAAACAATCGAATTGATTGATGAAAGAATTGCGGATGTAAAAGTCATTTTGGAGAAAAGAGCGGCAAAGGCGAAGGCTGATGCAGATGCGGCAGCAGCAAAAATGAAAGCAGAAGCAGAAGCCGCCAAACAAGCAAAAATCAATGCATTAAAAAAACAAATTGCAGAATCTAATGACCCGAATGCCAAAAAACAACTGAAGGACCAATTGAATGATTTATTGCAGGAAGGAACTGAAGGAGTGAAATCAAACAAATTTATTTTGATTGGTGGAGCGGTAGCCGTCATTGGAATTTTGTATTACTTTTTTAGAAACAAGGAATAATTATGTCAATTCAATATCAAGGTGCAGGTTATAGTTCATTTGAAGAATTTATGAATGATACGGGCGTAGACAAAGATAATTTTGCCGATGCTAAAAAATCAGCAAATCAATTTGGAACCAAGTTTCAAGAAACATTCAATAAAGAATTTAAAAACCAATATACGGAGGCTAAAGAAAGGGCCAAAAGATTGGATTCGCAACCAAAAGTGTTGAATCCCATTCCCAACAGTTTATTGTATTTTGGATTGGTGACGGCAGGTATTTATTTGGCATATTCGTTTATTTTCAAATCAGAATGAAGAAAAAATTATTAATCATTGGAGGTGCTACAATTGTAGCCGCGATAGCGTTCAGGACGTTATATAAGAACTTGTATTTAGCAGGTCAATGGGATTTTAATATGGGTACTTTCGGCATAAAATCTTTAAAGCCCCTTATAGTAACCCAAACTATTGATTTTATCAACAAAAGCAATTTAAAGTTAACTGTGAAAAACATCAAAATTGGTGTTTATAGCAATGATATCAGAATCGGTCAAATCGATAGGGCTAATGAGCAAACTATCGGCCCAAAAGGTATCAGTAAGTTCACTTTAGAGTATGCTTTAACTCCAACTTTAGGGAATCAAGCCGCTAAAGATGCAATTACAAAAGTCGCGTCTACCTATTTGCAGACAAAAGACTTACCTGTGGACTTTGTTGGTTCCCTTGACGTAAAAACTCCATTTGGTTTTGTGACCGTTCCCGTAAGATATTCATCCACGGGGAAAAATTTATACAAATTGTGGTATGAATATATGAACGGATAATTGCTATATTTGAGCAATAGTTGTGTACATATATGAATATTAAAAAAGATTTTTTTAAAGGAGTCAGTCTTTATGCTACCGAATCTTCGGTTCAAGAAACAGAAGTGCAGGTTAGATTGACTATTGGTCAGACCGAATCTGAGCCTATTAATTATCAGTGGTGCATTAATTGGCAGCCCAATCGTGTTACTAATTATAACGAAGTAATGGGGCGCAAAATTATCAATATCACTGAGGCTTTAGTGGTTCCTATGTTGCATCAAGCAATGGTCAAGTGGGCAAGAACGCTTGACATTTCATTTGAAGATTTCAGTGGTTTTTTGTTCAAAAAAGACGATGTTATTGGTGTTGCTATCTACGATAAGACAACTCCAAAAAAATTATGTCCAATTGAAGAATTACTTGGATGAGCATCAAAGTAGCACGAAGTTCACATTGGGTGATTCGAACTCTTGAAGGGAATGGTTTAGCCGTTTACTTAGGAGAAGATGAGCAAATTTATGTCAAAGACCAAAATGGGACCATTCAATTATTAAAAGAACTTCTCGGGTCGCTATCCTTAGATATTCCCGAAGGTGGTTTTCAAAGTGGAACTTCAGGAACATCGGGTAAAACAAACGGAACATCGGGCTCATCGGGAACGAGCGGTTCGAATGGTCAAGACGGAACATCAGGTCAAAACGGAGTCGATGGAACTTCAGGGTCATCAGGCTCATCAGGGAGTGCGGGTACGAGCGGGGTGGATGGAAGTTCAGGCTCTTCGGGTATTAGTGGTGTGGATGGAAGTTCAGGCTCTTCAGGAATTTCAGGTTTCAATGGTGTAGATGGTTCTTCGGGAACAAGCGGTAATGGTGGAACGAATGGTACGAGTGGTATTAATGGTACCTCAGGTTCTTCGGGAAAAGATGGAGATATTGGGGTTAAAGGAAGTAATGGAACATCGGGTTCTTCGGGTATTTGCGGTTCCTCAGGTACAAGCGGTAAAGGATATTCTTTTGAAGAAATTGAAAGTCGTTCTAAGACAATATTGGATTTTACAAAAAGTCAAATACTTTCCTTAAATTTGAATAATAACACGACCCTAAATTTTGCAGGTTTTCCTGTCGGAATATTTTATCTGATTGTGAAGCAAGGTATTGGTAATTACAGTGTTAATTTGCCTTACGTTGTCAAACAACCAAAAGGTTTTGAATATGTTCCAAGCATTTACCCAAATGCTGTAGATGTGTTACAATTTATGTGCGATGGCACATCATTTTATGTGATTGACTGTAAAAAAGAATTGCAATGACCAATATTTTAACCACGAGTTTAGGAAGAAACATTAATACCGTAGAGGGTAATGGTCTTGCTATATTCGTTGACGACACGGATTTCGTGTTGAAGTTAAAAGACGTTGATGGCAATATACAACCTGTAACAGACTTCACAGGTAGCGGTGGAACGAGCGGTGGTGGAATACAATCCATCAATGCCTTGACAGCACCCGCGCAATTTTTGGTGACAGGTACTTCAGGAAATGATTTTGCGGTACAGTCTTCAGGCAATACACATACCTTTAATTTGCCAAATGCGAGTACAAGCGCACGAGGTGTAGTTAGCACGGGCCCACAAACAATCAAAGGGATAAAAACATTTACAGACAATGCATTTTTTCAAGGCGATGTTGATATTTTAGGTACGCTTACAGCGGAAGCAAAATCGTTCTTGATTCCACACCCCGACCCTGACAAACAAGGGTGGGATTTACAACACGGAAACTTGGAGGGTGGCGAACACGGTATTTATCACCGTGGCCGTCTTCAGGGGACAAATATGATATATCTACCTTCATATTGGAAGTTTTTGGTGAGTCAGCATACCATTACGGTACACTTGACAAGTGCCAAAGGCAACTTCAATTATTTCGTAGAAGATGTGACTTTAGAAACTATTAGAATTGCAAAATCCGAGGGTGATTGGTACTCTTATGATTGCTATTTTATAATTCACGCTGAAAGACGAGATATTGGCAAATTGAAGGTGGAAATTACACCTCAAGAAAAGCAATATTGATGAAAAAAATACTCCATTTAATTCCTCACCTGAGCACGGGTGGGTGCCCCCAATTCGCTTACGATTTATTAAGAAAAACCAAAGATACCACAGATGCTTATGTGGTTGAATATGCATTTATTGCTTGGGACTATGTTGTGCAAAGAAATCGAATTATCGATTTGATGCAAGACAGATTTTTTTCTTTAGGAGAGCAGAAGGAGCAACTCTTTGACATTATTGATACGATTAAGCCCGATGTCATTCATATTCAAGAATTCCCTGAATATTTTATGGACGATGAAATCGCGCGTAAATTGTACAATAAGAATCGAGAATATGTAATTGTAGAAACGAGTCACGACAGTGGATTTAATCCCGCGAATAAGCGGTTTTTCTCAGACCATTTAGCATTGATAAGCCAATGGCAAATTGATAAATTCAAGGATTATGAAATACCGATTACTCTGTTAGAAAGTGACATTGAATACAAAACCAAAATTCCCAATCAGAGGGAACAAGGGTTATTAAAACTTGGATTGGACCCCAATAAAAAACACGTTTTGAACGTGGGTCTTTGGACAAGTAGAAAAAACCAAGCGGAAGCCTTACAGTATGCGAAAGAACTTGAATGGTGTTCTGATATCCAATTTCATTTTATTGGGAATCAGGCTCCTAATTTTGAGAATTATTGGGCTCCGTTGATGCACGACTTACCATCAAATGTGCAAGTTTGGGGTGAGAGGAGCGATGTGCATTCATTTTATGAGTGTATGGACCTGTTCCTCTTCACATCGCGAGGCACAAATGGCGATATGGAAACAAGTCCGTTGGTTCTCAGAGAGGCAACAGGACATCAAATGCCGATACTGATGTACAACCTCCCTGTGTATCTGAATTACTATGATAGGTTTTCGAACGTTAATTACCTCAGCGATTTCACAACCAACAAAAATTTAATTTTGTCACTATTGAAAATTGAAGAAGAATCTTCAAGCGAATTATTCAAATTTGATTACGCAATTGCTGATAATAAAATTTTCATCAACTATCAAAAAGACAGCAAAATCGAGGTTTGGTTTTCAATATGCGATACTGATACCAAACACGCAATTTATGCTTTCAAAGGGCAATTTGAATACAAATCTTCGATGTGGGTAATCCCTATCCCAAAAGATACTTTTGACACTATATACAACTCCAAAGGCAATTTCAGAGGTTTTGAAATATCTGTTTGGGACAGTTTGCAAGAGAACAAATTAGACAGCGAAATTATTTGGTTCAATCAGACTTTACCCATCCCAAATTTTAGAGTATTTGAAACAAATCCTTGGAATTTTACTTGGTCTAATTACAATGAAATGTTCATTGATAAATATTATGAAAAAACCAACATTGTAGTTGGTAAGGTTTGCTTAGATATTGGGGCAAATGATGGTTTATTTACTGAATGGTTAATTAGTCAAGGTGTTGAGAAAATTTATGCGATTGAATGCGACCCAAGGTGTATAAAATTTTTAAATAAAAAATTCAACTCAAATAAAAATGTGACTGTAATAAACAAGGCTCTATGGAAAGAAAATCAAAGTGAAATGAAACTTTATTATGTTGATGACACCTCGGTTTTTAGTAGTTTGAAAGAAGAAGGTAATTGTAAGGGTAAGAATTATTATGATGTTTGTTCTTGGGATTTTGAAACATTAATTAGTAAACACAACATCAATCAAATAGACTTATTTAAAATAGATATCGAGGGTGCGGAATATGAAGTATTTGAATCGATGACTGATGAGCAAATTAGTAAAATAAATTCGTTTTTGATTGAAATCCATTTAAATACAAATGGTCAAGTTTATAAAATAACTGATAGATTCAAAATGTTAGGTTATGAAATACAGTTCAGAGAGCATAAAAATAACAGTTTGATAAATAATGAATTGGAATGGAAAAATTATGAATGGGCTTATTTAACAGCAACCAAAAAAGTAAATTATTAAAATTAAATATATGACAAACATAGCAACCCCTTTATTTAGAGTAGAGTATGAAAAAGACGGCAACAAAATTTTTGTTTACTATCAAAATGAAAAACCAATTGATGTAAGTATATCCGTAGCAGACATCGATTCAAAACACGCGATTTATGCATTTGACTCTCATTTTAGAGATTATTCAGGCTGTTGGAATGTTCCTGTACCTGTAGCCGCTTTGAATCATTACAATCGGACAGGATACTTTAGGGGATATGAGGTTTCGATTTACACTTCGGATAGACTTACTCTGTTGGAACAACATACGATTTGGTATAATGAAAACGCTCCAAAATTTGATAGAGTATTATTCCCTACTGACCCTTGGAATTTGACTTGGATTAATTACACGGAAATGTTTGTTGAAGACTTCTACAACCCGCTTCAAATGAACATCAATGGAGTTTGTTTGGATATTGGCGCAAATGATGGTCTATACACAGAATATTTGCTTCGTAATGGAGCAGAACGGGTTTATGCAGTAGAATGTGACCCCCGTAGTATAAAGTTCCTTAACAAGCGTTTTAATGGCGATAAAAGGGTAGTTGTGGTTGACAAAGGATTATGGAATGCAAACCAAAATGGTGTAAAGTTGGCTTACAAAGAGGACACGAGCACAGTTTCATCTATCAAGACTGAAGTTCATCACTTTGATGAAAACAATTATTTTTACATTGATACTTGGGATTATGCGACTTTGAAGAGCAAAATGAATATCAGTAAAGTTGATTTTTTCAAGATTGATATTGAAGGTGCTGAATATGAAGTTTTCGAATCAATGACCGATGATGACATTTGTGAAATTGAAGGTTTTATGGTCGAGATTCATTGGAATTCAAATGGCCGTATTTATGGTATCACTGATAGACTTGAGAAATTAGGTTATTCAATTGAACTTCGCAGACATACGGTGGACAATGCCGTAGTAGAGAACCGTGACGAATGGAAAGATTACGACCTATGCACATTCTACGCTTCAAAAAAAAAAGAGCCACGGAAGTTTAGTTTAAGCATCCATCATTTGCAAACGAGTCTTTTTACTGATGTTGAAAGGCAAAGTCGTGACAAAATTGATTATTTAATTCATTTGTTGAAGAAAGATTCTCGTTTTAGTGAGGTCTATTGGAGTCGTCATATCAATACTCCTTGGAAGGAATTACCAACTAAAGAGAATTGTAAAAGACCAAATGCGTTGTCGATGGAAAAATTTCCAAATGGCATAAATGAATATGGAGAAACTGCGCTGACACCCGCTCACTATGGCTGCTTTAGAGCATTTAATGATGCTATTCAGATGCATTTCAACAAGGACTATTCAGCGACGTTGATATTTGAGGGTGACGCGGATATTCGAGATGTGTATTCGTTTATTGAATGCCTATACCTTGCCCTGTGTGAGGCAGACAAAAATGAAATAGATTTCATTTCATTTGGAGGAGCGTATCATTTGGAGACAGGCGAATTATTAGCACATCCCGTGGAGAGAATTGATTCCTTAAATTTTGGGTGGATTTCAAAACACGTTCCATTTGCACATTCGATAATTATTCCTCAGAGATACATCAAACAGATGATGCACGCCTTTGCAACTGAGCCTTGGGATGTTGCTGATTTATTTTTTATGAATCATTTTAATATGCATCCAAACAGGAGACAATTTGTAAGCGAAATTCAACTGAGTCATCAAATTGATGGATATTCATTAATCGATAAAAAAGTCAAAAATTACTTAATCAAATGAGAATAGCACATATTCAACCAAGCGTAATTTCAGTCCCCCCTAACGGATGGGGGGCAATTGAAAAAATCATTTGGGAATACAAAATGGTTTTGAATCAGTTAGGACACGTCTGCGAAGTAGTCAATTTGCAGGATTTGAAGGCTGAAGAATGGGATATCATCCATTGCCATATGTTTGACCAAGCATTATGGTTGGCTGAACAAAAAGTTCCATATTTTTATTCGCACCACGACCATCATTCGATGGTTTGGGGTGAAGAAAGTGCTAATTATCAATTAAATCTAAAAGCAATGAGACTTGCTGAGATTGCCTTTGTTCACGCACAAAGTAGTATTGAGATGTTTAAAAATATCCCTTATTATTTGAGTCACGGTGTGAATACTGAATTCTTTGATTTTATAAGGCCGAAAAATATTGATGAACCGAATATTATTATTGTCGGGAACAATGGTTTGGCGGGAACTGAGCAAGTCTTTGACCGAAAAGGTTTCAGGTATGCAATTGAGGCCGCACGTGAATTAAAATGGACAATTACTATGGTTGGTCCCAAAGCAACCCAAGAACAGTTTCTGAAGGAAAATCCCGATTTGCAGTATGAAAAACTAAGGTTGGTTTTTGATGCGGACGAGGAGCGGTTGAAGAAAGAATTACAGAATGCTCATTTAATGATTCACGCTACGTTTGTAGAGGCAGGTCATCCACCTTTAACACCTTTGGAAGCAATGTCTTGCGGGGTCCCTGTAATTGGTACACCAATGGGTATTGATGTGCCTCAAATAATATGTGAAAGAACTACCGAAAGCGTAGTAGAAGGAATTAAACAATTCGTATTTCAAAGAAATTCATTAATTGCAGAAGCACGCCTAATTGCTGAAAATTACGATTGGAAAATTATTGTTGAAAATAATTTATTGAAATGGTATTTTCAGGTCTTGGACCGAAACAATATGGCTAATACGGCCCGTAGAATTTACCATCAATCGACCATAAATAAAGTGCAAGACACTATGATGTTCAAGTACTTAGATGGTGCGAGAGTGGATTTGGTTGGTAGTAGCGATAAAACGTATAAGGCCGAACTTTCGGTTCGGGATGAGCACTTAGGAATTATTTTCAGTGCAGATTTAAAATGCGGTATGTATGCTCAGGGTGCAATGAAATATCATAGATATTGGGAATGGAAAATTACGGATGAAAAAGGGAACGAATTTTTACATCCATATGATGCGACGGACAAACGTGTTTATGTGGCGATTGAAAGTTCAAGTTTAGGAGACTCTTTGGCTTGGGTCCCAATAGTTGATGAGTTTAGAAAGGTGCACAATTGCAAAATGATTATCAGCACTTTTTGGAACGATATGTTCAGGGATGCATACCCTGAAATGGAATTTATCAGGGCGGGAACACCCGTTAATAATATTTATGCAATGTACAGGATTGGTTGGTATTACGAGAACGACGGTTTAGAGGTACATTATGGACATCACTCACGCGATTTCCGCAAATTTTCTTTGCAAGGTACAGCCTGTGATATTTTAGGTCTTCCTGACATCGAAATAAAACCAAAATTAAAGGAAATTGAAGGGCAAAAAAATGATAAAAAATATGTAGTTATTGCACCTCACGCTTCGAGCCATTGTAAATATTGGCACAACGAAGAAGGATGGTCTAAAGTTGTCGAATTTTTAAACGAGTTAGGTTATGAGGTTTGGAACATCTCAAAGGAGTCTGCATCAAGCGATTGGGAGAATTCTAAGTTGCCAAAAAATGCATTAAAAAACGTAATTGATAAGACGGGAGACATACATATAGACGAAAGGATTTCTCAAATAAAATCCTCATCTTTGTTTATTGGATTAGGAAGCGGACTTTCTTGGTTGGCTTGGGCCTGTGATACACCTGTTGTTCTGATAAGTGGTTTCTCACGGCCTATAAGCGAATTTAGTGATTGCACCCGCGTTTTTAATCAAAATGTGTGTAATGGATGCTTTAACGATTACAGGCTTGACGCGGGTAATTGGAATTGGTGCCCTAAATATGAAAATACTGACAAAATGTATGAATGCAGTAAGTCAATTACACCTGAACAGGTAATTGACGCAATTAGGAAAACACTAAACAAGCACCAAACAGCACCCGATGGCTAAAAACATTTTAATAACACCCTATAGGAATTCCACGAATCCTTTAGAGTTGCCGAAAATAGACTTTATTAATGGCTCGACTGCCATTACACTTCAAGTTGAAGAAACCTCACAGTCGTTAACTTTTGTTGGTTCTGCAGGCACACTGTTGCAAATCAATAATGATTTAACAGGCACGACAATATCAACCAAAAACATTGCAATTACAGGTGTAATTAAAAACACAGGTATAACCTCGAATTCGGGGCTCAATGATTTTGTGGTAGTTGATATTGCTACGGGTCAGTTTTATTACCGTAGTGCACCAACGGGCACTTCAGGTAGTTCAGGTCAAAGTGGAACAAGCGGAACCTCGGGAGCAAACGGCTCTTCGGGCACCTCGGGAGCAAGCGGTTCAAGTGGTACTTCAGGAGCAAATGGCTCATCAGGTACTTCGGGAGCAAACGGCTCAAGTGGTACTTCAGGAGTGAACGGTACATCGGGAACATCGGCATCAAGTGGTACATCAGGAGCAAATGGCTCTTCGGGTACTTCAGGTGATTCAGGTAGTTCAGGTACGTCAGGAGCAAATGGCTCATCAGGCACTTCGGGAGCAAACGGTTCATCGGGAACATCGGGCGCAAACGGCTCAAGTGGAACATCGGGTAACTCGGGTTCATCGGGAACATCGGGTGCAAATGGTTCATCAGGTACGTCAGGTGAAAGTGGTTCTTCAGGTACTTCAGGGTCGAATGGTTCATCAGGAACTTCGGGTTCAAGCGGAACTTCAGGGAACTCAGGCTCTTCAGGTACGTCGGGTGACTCAGGTTCTTCGGGTACTTCAGGTGCTAACGGCACTTCAGGAACTTCGGGTGAAAGTGGCTCAAGTGGAACATCGGGTAATTCAGGTTCGTCAGGAACATCGGGTAACTCAGGTTCATCAGGCACATCAGGAGCAAACGGTTCTTCGGGAACATCAGGTGCAAGTGGTGCAGAAATTACAGATGGTTGGGATTGGGGAACTCCTGTTAACAGTACGAAAATGTATTCAAGTAATGGAAACTTGGATTCATCAACTGTATTATTAAATATTTCGGAAACCTCTTTATCATTGACCGATTATGCAAGTCAATTTGCATTGATGGGAGTTGGGTCTCGAATCACTACAAGAGGGGGCCTTTTTGCGGCAAATGTTACAAATTGGGAAGTTACCTCAGTTACAGATGCGGGAACGTATTACGAATTCGGAGTTGTATATCTTTCAGGTACACAATGGACTCCAACTTCAGGAGATGATATTTTATGTGATTTTGCAATTGCAGGTAAATCGGGTTCAAGTGGAACAGCGGGTACCTCAGGGCAAAATGGCTCTTCGGGTACTTCAGGAGCGAATGGTACATCAGGTACTGCAGGAACAACGGGTTCATCAGGTACTTCAGGTGCAGGTGTAGCAAACTATTATGCTCAATATAGCAGTAGCCAATCACAACCATTATTGGCTGTAAATACACCTCAGGTAGTTACTTATGACACGGTTGAAATTGAAAATGGTATTTCGTTTTCAGGTGGACAAATCACTGTTCAATACTCGGGTATTTACGAATTTACTTTTTCTCCTCAAGTAGAAAAAACGCAAGGTGGTACAGCAGTAAACGTCGACTTTTTTATAAGGAAAAATGGCTTTGATGTTATTCGAACGGATTCAATACTCGGATTAGTATCTAATAGTTCGACACAACTTCCGTTTGTTGCATTGACGTTGGAATTATTGCAAAATGATTTTATTGAATTATTATTTGCATCAACCACCACCTTTGTACAGTTAACTGCGGTTGGCGCAAAGACAACACCATTTATTGCGCCCGCAGCACCATCAATTATTGTTTCATTGAAAAATATTGGTGTAGCCGCAGTTGCATATACATCAACATCAGGTACTTCGGGTCAAAGTGGTACTGCGGGAGTTTCGGGGTCTTCAGGAACATCAGGTTCTACAGGTTCAAGCGGAACGTCAGGAGAAAGCGGCACAAGTGGTACATCAGGTTCTACAGGTTCAAGTGGTACATCGGGAGAAAATGGTTCAAGTGGAACTTCGGGTTCTACAGGTTCAAGCGGTACATCGGGAGAATCAGGTTCAAGCGGAACTTCAGGAGAAAACGGTTCAAGCGGAACTTCGGGTTCTGCAGGTTCAAGTGGAACATCAGGTTCTACAGGTTCAAGCGGAACTTCAGGAGAAAGCGGCTCAAGCGGTACATCAGGGTCTTCAGGAACATCGGCATCAAGTGGCACATCAGGTTCTACAGGTTCGAGCGGTACATCGGGTTCTGCAGGTTCAAGTGGAACTTCAGGTTCTACAGGTTCATCAGGAACTTCAGGAGAAAGCGGCTCAAGTGGAACTTCAGGTTCTACAGGTTCATCAGGAACTTCAGGAGAAAGCGGCTCAAGCGGTACATCAGGTGAAAGTGGTTCAAGCGGTACATCAGGTGATAGCGGTTCAAGCGGAACTTCAGGAGAAAGCGGTTCAAGCGGAACTTCAGGAGAAAGCGGTTCAAGTGGAACTTCAGGAGAATCAGGTTCAAGTGGAACTTCAGGTACATCGGCATCGAGTGGAACGTCAGGTTCTACAGGTAGTTCGGGCACTTCGGGAGAAAATGGTTCAAGTGGAACGTCAGGTTCTACAGGGACTTCGGGTTCTTCAGGAAGTTCAGGTACTTCAGGAGAAAATGGCTCATCAGGTACAAGCGGTGAATCAGGAACCTCGGGAACTTCAGGTTCGAGCGGTAGTACGGGTACATCAGGTTCTGCGGGCACAAGTGGCAGCACAGGAACCTCAGGTTCTACAGGTTCATCAGGAACAAGCGGTTCTTCAGGTACTTCGGGCGAAAATGGCTCAAGCGGTACTTCAGGTTCAGCGGGCTCAAGCGGCACTTCGGGCGAAAATGGCTCAAGTGGTACGTCAGGTTCATCAGGGACTTCGGGTTCTACAGGGACAAGCGGTGAATCAGGAACGTCGGGAACTGCGGGTTCAAGCGGTAGTACAGGTACATCAGGTTCTGCGGGCACAAGTGGTAGCACAGGTACTTCGGGTTCTGCGGGTTCAAGCGGAACAAGCGGCTCTTCAGGCACTTCGGGCGAAAATGGCTCAAGCGGTACTTCAGGTTCAACGGGCTCAAGCGGAACAAGCGGTAGCACAGGAACTTCAGGTTCTACGGGTACAAGTGGTTCAAGCGGTAGCACAGGCTCAAGTGGGTCTTCGGGCGAATCAGGAACTTCAGGTTCTACGGGCACTTCGGGTTCTACAGGTTCTTCAGGAACAAGTGGTGAATCAGGAACATCAGGCACTACGGGTTCAAGCGGTTCGACAGGTTCTTCAGGAACGTCGGGCTCAAGTGGTACATCGGCATCAAGTGGAACGAGCGGCTCATCAGGTATAAATGGTTCTTCAGGAACTTCAGGAAGCACAGGTACTTCGGGTTCTGCAGGAACTTCAGGTGCAAATGGCTCTTCAGGAACAAGCGGAAGCGCAGGTTCAAGTGGAACAAGTGGTTCTACGGGTTCTTCAGGCACTTCGGGTAGTTCAGGAACGTCCGCATCAAGCGGTTCAAGTGGTTCAAGCGGCTCTACGGGGTCAAGCGGAACTTCAGGTTCATCAGGAACTTCAGGCGCAAATGGCTCTTCAGGAACAAGCGGAAGTGCGGGTTCAAGTGGAACAAGCGGTTCAACAGGTTCTTCAGGGACATCAGGTTCAAGTGGTACATCCGCATCAAGCGGCTCAAGCGGTTCAACAGGTTCTTCAGGAACATCAGGAAGCGCAGGCTCATCAGGAACTTCAGGCGCGAATGGTTCTTCAGGAACAAGCGGTTCATCAGCAACATCGGGTTCAGCAGGTTCAAGTGGTTCTGCGGGTACTTCAGGTAGTTCAGCAACATCAGGTTCTTCAGGGTCTTCAGGCACTTCAGGTAGTTCAGGTACCTCAGGGGCTAACGGTTCATCGGGAACAAGTGGCTCATCAGGAACGAGTGGTTCTACAGGTTCAAGCGGCACATCGGGTGCCAATGGTTCATCGGGAACATCGGGTTCTTCAGGAACAAGCGGTTCTGCGGGTTCAAGTGGCTCTACAGGCTCATCGGGAACATCAGGCTCTTCAGGAACAAGTGGTTCTGCGGGGTCAAGTGGCTCTACGGGCTCTTCGGGAACAAGCGGCTCTTCGGGTTCAAGTGGAACATCAGGTGCAAATGGTTCGAGCGGAACTGCAGGTTCAAGTGGTACATCAGGTTCTTCAGGAACAAGCGGAAGCGCGGGTTCAAGTGGAACATCAGGTGCAAATGGCTCTTCAGGTACTGCAGGTTCGTCAGGAACAAGCGGAAGCGCAGGCTCAAGTGGTTCTGCAGGTACGTCGGGAGCAAATGGCTCTTCAGGGACTTCGGGTAGTTCAGGTTCAAGTGGCTCCACAGGTTCAAGTGGAACATCGGGAAGTTCAGGTTCTACAGGAACTTCAGGGTCTTCAGGAACATCGGCATCAAGTGGAACTTCAGGTTCTTCAGGAAGTGCAGGAACGTCAGGAGCAAATGGTTCTTCAGGAACATCAGGGTCAAGCGGTAGTTCGGGTTCAACAGGTTCGTCAGGAACATCGGGTGCAAATGGCTCATCGGGAACAAGTGGTTCTGCGGGTTCAAGTGGCTCTACAGGTTCTTCAGGAACATCAGGGTCTTCAGGAACTTCAGGTTCTACAGGTTCAAGCGGTTCTGCAGGTACATCAGGTAGTTCGGCAACTTCAGGCTCTTCAGGTTCTTCAGGAACAAGCGGAAGTGCAGGAACATCAGGTGCAAATGGCTCTTCAGGGACTTCGGGTTCATCAGGAACAAGCGGAAGCACGGGTTCAAGCGGTTCTGCGGGTACATCAGGTGCAAACGGCTCTTCGGGCACTTCAGGCTCCACAGGTTCAAGCGGAACTTCAGGTTCTGCAGGTTCAAGTGGTTCTACAGGCTCTTCAGGAACATCGGGTTCTACAGGTTCAAGTGGTTCAACGGGCTCTTCAGGGACTTCGGGTTCATCAGGAACAAGCGGAAGCGCGGGTTCAAGCGGTTCTGCGGGCACTTCAGGTGCCAACGGCTCTTCAGGAACTTCAGGCTCTTCAGGTACAAGCGGAAACGCAGGCTCTTCAGGTACATCAGGTTCATCAGGCTCAAGTGGTTCTGCAGGGACAAGCGGTTCTACAGGTTCATCAGGAACAAGTGGCTCTGCAGGTTCAAGTGGAACATCAGGTTCAGCGGGTTCAAGTGGTTCAACAGGTTCCTCAGGTACTTCAGGCGCAAATGGCTCTTCAGGTACTTCAGGCTCTTCAGGAACTTCGGGAAGCACAGGTTCAAGTGGCTCTTCAGGGTCTACAGGCTCATCAGGAACTTCAGGTTCATCAGGAACGAGTGGTTCTACGGGTTCAAGCGGTTCTACAGGTTCTTCAGGAACAAGCGGTAGCGCAGGTTCATCGGGAACATCGGGCGCAAATGGTTCGAGCGGAACATCGGGCTCATCAGGAACTTCAGGGTCTACAGGTTCTTCAGGAACTGCAGGCTCATCAGGTACTTCAGGAACAAGAGGTTCTTCAGGTACAAGCGGAAGTACGGGTTCAAGTGGTTCTACAGGTTCTTCAGGTACTTCAGGCTCAAGCGGCACAAGTGGAAGCGCAGGCTCTTCGGGCTCTGCAGGTACTTCAGGTGCAAACGGGTCATCAGGAACGTCAGGTTCAAGCGGTACAAGTGGTAGCACGGGCTCAAGTGGTTCTTCAGGTTCTACAGGCACTTCAGGAACGGCAGGCTCTTCAGGAACAAGTGGAAGCGCGGGTTCAAGCGGTTCAACAGGTTCTTCAGGGTCAAGCGGAACAGCAGGCTCGTCAGGAACATCAGGAGCGAATGGGTCCTCAGGCACTTCAGGTTCAAGTGGTTCTTCAGGTTCAACAGGTTCTTCGGGAACATCAGGGTCTTCAGGAACAAGCGGAAGCGCAGGTTCAAGCGGTTCTACAGGTTCTTCGGGCTCAAGTGGTACTGCAGGTTCTTCAGGAACATCGGCATCAAGTGGTAGCGCAGGAACTTCAGGTTCATCAGGAACTTCGGGTGCAAACGGTTCAAGCGGAACGAGCGGAAGCGCAGGTTCATCAGGAACCTCGGGCTCTTCAGGTTCTGCAGGAACTTCAGGTATAAATGGTTCTTCAGGAACATCGGGGTCTTCAGGGACATCGGGTTCTTCAGGTTCAAGTGGTTCAACAGGCTCAAGTGGAACAAGCGGTAGCGCGGGTTCAAGCGGTTCTACAGGTTCATCGGGCTCAAGCGGAACTGCGGGTTCATCAGGAACTTCAGGCGCAAATGGTTCTTCAGGAACGAGCGGAAGCGCAGGTTCATCAGGAACATCAGGTTCAAGCGGAACATCAGGAACTGCAGGTTCAAGCGGAACGTCGGGTACAAGAGGTTCAAGTGGAACGAGTGGCAGCACAGGTTCAAGCGGTTCTACGGGTTCTTCAGGCACCTCAGGTTCTTCAGGAACTTCAGGAGCAAACGGTTCATCAGGGACTTCAGGTTCAAGCGGAACAAGTGGTTCTGCGGGCTCTTCAGGCACTTCGGGTTCAAGCGGAACAAGCGGTAGCACAGGGTCAAGTGGGTCAACAGGTTCAAGTGGCACAAGCGGTAGCGCAGGTTCTTCAGGAACATCAGGTTCTGCAGGTTCCTCAGGTACTTCAGGCGCAAATGGTTCAAGCGGAACAAGCGGAAGCGCAGGTTCTTCGGGTTCTACGGGCTCATCAGGTACCTCAGGTTCAAGCGGAACAAGCGGTAGCGCAGGCTCAAGCGGTTCTACAGGTTCAAGTGGAACATCAGGCTCGGCAGGTTCAAGTGGCTCAACAGGTTCATCAGGTTCTTCAGGAACTGCAGGCTCTTCAGGAACATCAGGAGCAAACGGCTCAAGTGGCACATCGGGCTCTTCAGGAAGCGCGGGCTCTTCGGGTTCTACAGGAAGTTCAGGAACCTCAGGTTCAAGTGGAACGAGCGGTAGCACAGGTTCTTCGGGTTCTACGGGCTCTTCAGGCACATCAGGCTCAAGCGGAACATCCGCGTCAAGTGGTTCTTCGGGTACATCGGGTTCCGCAGGTTCTTCAGGAACTTCGGGAGCAAATGGCTCTTCAGGAACTTCGGGCTCTGCAGGAAGTGCGGGCTCAAGCGGTTCAACAGGCTCTTCAGGCACATCAGGCTCAAGCGGAACATCAGGAAGTACGGGTTCAAGTGGCTCTACGGGTTCGTCAGGAACTTCGGGTTCTTCAGCAACATCAGGCTCTGCGGGTTCTTCGGGAACAGCAGGCTCGTCAGGTTCTTCGGGAACTTCGGGCGCAAACGGCTCAAGTGGTACTTCAGGTTCTGCAGGTTCTACAGGCTCAAGTGGTACTTCGGGCTCCTCAGGAACTTCGGGCACAGCGGGTTCAAGTGGTACTTCGGGCACAGCGGGTTCAAGTGGTACTTCAGGCACAAGGGGTTCGAGCGGTACTTCAGGAAGTACAGGCTCAAGCGGTTCTACGGGTTCATCAGGAACGAGTGGTTCTTCAGGCACCTCGGGTGCAAACGGTTCAAGCGGAACTTCGGGTTCTTCAGGTAGTGCGGGGTCAAGTGGCTCTACAGGCTCATCAGGAACTTCAGGTTCAAGCGGTACAAGTGGTAGTACAGGTTCTTCAGGCTCTACGGGTTCTTCAGGGACATCAGGTTCATCAGCAACTTCGGGCTCTGCAGGTTCGTCAGGGACTTCAGGAAGTGCGGGTTCATCAGGTACTTCGGGGGCAAATGGGTCGAGCGGAACAAGCGGTAGCGCAGGTTCTTCGGGTTCTACAGGTTCATCAGGAACCTCAGGTTCAAGCGGAACAAGCGGAAGTGCAGGCTCAAGCGGTTCAACGGGTTCAAGCGGAACATCAGGCTCTGCAGGTTCAAGTGGAACGAGCGGTTCTGCAGGTTCTTCAGGAAGTGCGGGCTCATCAGGTACATCAGGTGCAAATGGTTCAAGCGGAACAAGCGGAAGCGCGGGTTCTTCAGGAAGCACAGGTTCATCAGGAACATCGGGTTCTTCAGGAACAAGCGGTAGCACGGGTTCTTCGGGGTCTACAGGCTCAAGCGGAACAAGCGGTAGCGCAGGTTCTTCAGGAACATCGGCATCAAGTGGAAGTTCAGGAAGCGCAGGTACATCAGGAAGTTCAGGAACATCGGGGGCCAACGGCTCAAGCGGTACTTCAGGTTCTGCAGGTAGTGCGGGCTCAAGTGGTTCTACAGGGTCAAGTGGTACTTCGGGTTCATCAGGAACAAGTGGTAGCACGGGTTCAAGTGGTTCTACAGGCTCATCAGGAACTTCAGGTTCGAGTGGAACAAGTGGTAGTGCAGGTTCAAGCGGAACTTCAGGTTCTTCGGGAACTTCGGGCACAGCGGGGTCAAGCGGTACTTCAGGAACAAGAGGTTCGTCAGGAACTTCAGGTTCGACAGGTTCATCAGGTTCTACGGGCTCATCAGGTTCTACAGGAACTTCAGGCTCAAGCGGTTCGTCAGGAACTTCAGGAGCAAACGGTTCAAGTGGTACAAGCGGTAGTGCGGGCTCATCAGGTTCTACAGGTTCTTCAGGCACATCAGGCTCAAGCGGTACATCAGGAAGCGCGGGTTCAAGCGGCTCTACGGGGTCATCAGGAACATCAGGTTCTTCAGCAACTTCGGGTTCTGCAGGTTCATCAGGAACTGCAGGCTCTTCAGGTTCTTCGGGAACTTCAGGTGCAAATGGCTCAAGCGGTTCAAGCGGAACAAGTGGTAGTTCAGGTTCATCAGGCTCTACAGGTTCTTCAGGAACATCAGGTTCAAGCGGAACAAGCGGAAGCGCGGGTTCTTCGGGTTCAACGGGTTCAAGCGGTACAAGCGGCTCTTCAGGAACATCGGCATCAAGCGGAAGTTCAGGAAGCGCAGGCACATCAGGTAGTTCGGGTACTTCAGGAGCAAATGGTTCAAGTGGCTCAAGTGGAACAAGTGGTTCTTCAGGAAGCGCAGGTTCAACAGGGTCATCAGGTTCATCAGGAACTTCGGGTTCGAGCGGTACAAGTGGTTCAACAGGTTCAAGCGGCTCTACGGGCTCAAGTGGGTCTACGGGTACATCGGGTTCAAGCGGTTCAAGCGGAACTTCGGGAGTAAATGGTTCAAGTGGTTCATCAGGAACAAGTGGTAGTGCAGGTTCAAGTGGAACAAGTGGTTCTGCGGGTTCATCAGGAACATCAGGCTCTGCAGGCTCTTCGGGAACTTCAGGCACAGCGGGTTCAAGTGGAACATCAGGAACACGTGGTTCTTCAGGTTCATCAGGCTCTACAGGTTCTTCAGGTACTTCGGGTTCATCAGGAACAAGTGGTAGCACGGGTTCATCAGGCTCTACAGGTTCAAGCGGAACGTCGGGCTCATCAGGAACATCAGCATCAAGCGGAAGTTCAGGAAGCGCGGGTACATCGGGCTCAAGCGGAACTTCAGGAGCAAATGGCTCGTCAGGTACTTCGGGCTCTTCAGGAAGTGCGGGCTCAAGCGGTTCAACAGGTTCTTCGGGCACATCAGGCTCAAGCGGTACATCAGGAAGCGCGGGTTCAAGTGGTTCTACAGGTTCTTCGGGAACAAGCGGTAGCGCAGGTTCTTCAGGCACATCGGGTTCTGCAGGCTCGTCAGGCACGTCAGGTGCAAATGGCTCAAGTGGTACTTCGGGGTCTGCGGGTAGTGCGGGTTCATCGGGCTCTACGGGTTCATCAGGGACATCAGGTTCAAGCGGTACATCAGGAAGCGCAGGTTCTTCAGGCTCTACAGGTTCTTCAGGAACGAGTGGTAGCGCGGGTTCTTCAGGTACATCAGGTTCTGCGGGCTCTTCAGGCACATCAGGTGCAAACGGTTCAAGTGGTACAAGCGGAAGCGCAGGTTCAAGCGGTTCTACGGGTTCGAGCGGTACGAGCGGGTCAAGCGGAACAAGTGGTAGTACAGGTTCAAGCGGTTCAACAGGCTCAAGTGGAACAAGCGGAAGCACAGGCTCTTCAGGCACATCGGGCTCGGCAGGTTCTTCAGGAACATCAGGCTCGGCAGGTTCTTCAGGAACATCAGGCACAGCAGGTTCGAGTGGTACTTCAGGAACACGTGGTTCTTCAGGTTCATCAGGTTCTACAGGAACGAGCGGTTCAAGCGGAACAAGCGGTAGCACAGGTTCAAGCGGTTCAACGGGTTCGAGCGGAACAAGTGGAAGTACAGGTTCTTCAGGCTCTACAGGCTCAAGTGGAACATCAGGTTCAAGCGGAACAAGTGGAAGCACAGGTTCAAGCGGCTCAACGGGTTCAAGTGGTACTTCGGGTTCATCAGGAACATCAGCATCAAGCGGAAGTTCAGGAAGTGCGGGTACCTCAGGTAGTTCAGGCACTTCAGGGGCAAATGGGTCGAGTGGCTCAAGCGGAACAGCAGGTTCTTCAGGAAGCGCAGGTTCTTCGGGTTCTACAGGTTCTTCAGGAACAAGCGGTTCATCAGGAACAAGTGGTAGCGCAGGTTCTTCAGGCTCTACAGGCTCAAGCGGAACAAGCGGTAGCGCAGGTTCATCAGGCACATCGGGTTCTGCAGGCTCTTCAGGCACATCAGGTGCAAATGGTTCAAGTGGCACAAGCGGTTCAAGCGGAAGCGCAGGTTCTTCGGGTTCTACAGGAAGTTCAGGAACCTCAGGTTCAAGTGGCACAAGTGGTAGCACAGGTTCAAGCGGGTCAACAGGTTCAAGCGGAACGAGCGGTAGCGCAGGTTCTTCAGGAACATCAGGCTCGGCAGGTTCTTCAGGAACATCAGGCACAGCGGGCTCTTCAGGCACGTCAGGCACAGCAGGTTCAAGTGGTACTTCGGGAACACGTGGTTCTTCAGGTTCATCAGGTTCTACAGGAACAAGCGGTTCAAGCGGAACAAGTGGAAGCACAGGCTCAAGCGGCTCTACAGGCTCAAGTGGTACTTCGGGTTCGTCAGGAACATCGGCATCAAGTGGAAGTTCAGGAAGTGCGGGTACCTCAGGTAGTTCAGGCACTTCAGGGGCAAATGGCTCGAGTGGCTCAAGCGGAACATCAGGGTCTTCAGGAAGCGCAGGTTCTTCAGGTTCTACAGGTTCTTCGGGAACAAGCGGTTCATCAGGAACAAGTGGTAGCACGGGCTCAAGCGGTTCTACAGGCTCAAGTGGGTCTACGGGAACATCGGGCTCAAGCGGAACTTCAGGGGTAAATGGGTCAAGTGGTTCTTCAGGAACTTCGGGTTCTGCGGGCTCATCAGGAACGTCAGGTTCTGCGGGCTCTTCGGGAACGAGCGGAAGCGCAGGTTCAAGCGGAAGCACAGGTTCATCAGGTTCTACAGGCTCATCAGGAACGTCGGGTTCTGCGGGCTCATCAGGAACGTCAGGTTCTGCGGGCTCTTCGGGAACTTCAGGCACAGCAGGTTCAAGTGGAACATCAGGAACTCGAGGTTCTTCAGGTTCATCAGGTTCTACAGGCACTTCAGGCTCAAGCGGAACAAGTGGAAGCACAGGTTCAAGCGGGTCAACGGGCTCAAGCGGAACAAGTGGAAGTACAGGTTCAAGCGGTTCGACAGGTTCAAGTGGAACAAGTGGAAGTACAGGTTCATCGGGTTCTACGGGTTCAAGCGGTACGAGTGGCTCATCAGGAACATCGGCATCAAGCGGAAGTTCAGGAAGTGCAGGTACGTCAGGTAGTTCAGGAACATCAGGAGCAAACGGCTCATCAGGCTCATCAGGAACTGCAGGTTCGTCAGGTAGCGCAGGTTCTACAGGTTCTTCAGGTTCCTCAGGAACTTCGGGTTCATCAGGAACAAGCGGAAGCGCGGGTTCAACAGGTTCATCGGGCTCAAGTGGGTCTACGGGAACATCGGGCTCAAGTGGCTCAAGCGGTACATCAGGTGCAAATGGCTCGAGCGGCTCAAGCGGAACAAGCGGTAGTGCGGGCTCATCAGGAACTTCGGGTTCTGCAGGCTCATCAGGAACGTCAGGTTCTGCAGGCTCTTCGGGAACTTCAGGTACAGCGGGGTCAAGTGGAACGTCAGGAACGCGCGGTTCGTCAGGTTCATCAGGTTCAACGGGTTCTTCAGGAACTTCAGGCTCAAGCGGAACAAGTGGAAGTACAGGTTCATCAGGTTCAACGGGTTCAAGCGGAACCTCAGGCTCATCAGGAACATCGGCATCAAGCGGAAGTTCAGGAAGCGCGGGAACATCGGGCTCAAGCGGAACTTCAGGGGCTAATGGCTCGAGTGGAACAAGCGGTTCGAGCGGAAGCGCGGGTTCTTCAGGTAGCACAGGTTCATCGGGAACATCAGGCTCATCGGGTACGAGCGGAAGCACGGGTTCTTCAGGTTCTACGGGTTCAAGCGGAACAGCGGGTTCAAGCGGTACTTCGGGTTCTTCAGGCTCAAGTGGCTCTGCAGGTACATCGGGCGCAAATGGTTCTTCAGGAACTTCAGGTTCAAGTGGAAGCGCAGGCTCATCAGGGTCTACGGGCTCAAGCGGAACGAGTGGCTCTGCGGGTTCATCAGGAACAGCAGGAACTTCGGGGTCTTCGGGTACTTCAGGTACAGCAGGTTCAAGTGGTACTTCGGGTACACGGGGTTCATCAGGTTCTTCAGGGTCTACAGGAACTTCGGGTTCAAGCGGAACTTCAGGGGCAAATGGCTCAAGTGGAACGAGTGGCTCAAGTGGAAGCGCGGGCTCATCAGGCTCTACGGGCTCAAGCGGAACAAGTGGTAGCACGGGTTCTTCGGGCTCTACAGGGTCATCAGGAACAAGTGGTTCTTCAGGTACATCAGGCTCAAGCGGTAGCGCGGGTTCAAGCGGTAGCGCAGGAACATCAGGAGCAAATGGCTCAAGTGGAACGAGTGGTTCTGCAGGAAGCGCAGGTTCTTCGGGTAGCACAGGTTCATCAGGAACTGCAGGTTCAAGTGGTACGGCAGGTTCTTCGGGTAGTGCAGGCTCAAGCGGGTCTACGGGTTCAAGCGGAACTTCGGGTTCAAGTGGCTCATCAGGAACATCAGGAGCGAATGGCTCAAGCGGTTCAAGCGGAACAAGTGGTTCTGCGGGCTCTTCAGGCACATCAGGAACTGCAGGCTCAAGCGGAACATCAGGAACTCGAGGTTCTTCAGGTTCATCAGGTTCTACAGGCTCAAGTGGGTCTACGGGTACGTCAGGCTCGAGCGGCTCAAGCGGAAGCGCGGGTACCTCAGGGGCAAACGGCTCAAGTGGTACAAGTGGGTCTTCAGGAAGTGCAGGTTCTACAGGGTCTTCGGGTTCATCAGGAACATCGGGTTCAAGCGGAACAAGCGGAAGTGCAGGTTCAAGCGGCTCTACAGGCTCAAGTGGCTCTACGGGCACTTCAGGCTCAAGTGGCTCGAGCGGAAGTGCAGGCACATCGGGTGCAAATGGCTCAAGTGGTACAAGTGGTTCTGCAGGAAGTGCGGGTTCAAGTGGGTCTACGGGTTCGTCAGGAACTGCAGGTTCCTCAGGAACGAGCGGTAGTGCGGGCTCAAGCGGCTCTACAGGCTCAAGTGGGTCTACAGGTACGTCAGGTTCCTCAGGCTCTTCAGGCACATCAGGAACTGCAGGTTCAAGCGGAACATCAGGAACTCGAGGTTCTTCAGGTTCTTCAGGTTCTACAGGCTCAAGTGGCTCTACGGGTACTTCAGGTTCAAGCGGAAGCGCGGGTACATCGGGTGCAAACGGTTCTTCAGGAACATCAGGCTCAAGCGGAAGTACAGGTTCAAGTGGCTCTACAGGGTCAAGTGGAACATCAGGTTCTTCAGGAAGTGCGGGTTCTACAGGTTCTTCAGGGTCTTCAGGAACAGCGGGTTCATCAGGAACATCGGCATCAAGCGGAAGTTCAGGAAGCGCAGGTACTTCAGGGGCCAACGGTTCTTCGGGTACTTCGGGCTCATCAGGAAGCGCGGGTTCTACGGGTTCATCAGGCTCAAGCGGAACAGCGGGCTCATCAGGAAGCGCAGGTTCAAGTGGTTCTACGGGTTCAAGCGGCACCGCAGGTTCAAGCGGAACTTCAGGTACACGCGGTTCATCAGGCTCAAGCGGTTCAGCGGGTACTTCAGGTGCGAATGGTTCAAGTGGTTCAAGCGGAACGAGTGGCTCTTCAGGAAGTGCAGGTTCAACAGGTTCGAGCGGTTCTACGGGTACATCAGGCTCAAGCGGCTCAAGTGGAACGAGCGGCTCTTCAGGAAGTGCAGGTTCAACAGGTTCGAGCGGTTCTACGGGTACATCAGGCTCAAGTGGCTCAAGTGGAAACACGGGTGCTGCGGGTTCATCAGGAACTTCGGGTTCTTCAGGAAGCGCAGGGTCAAGTGGTTCTACGGGTTCAAGCGGAACGAGCGGCTCATCAGGTAGCGCAGGCTCTACGGGTTCAAGCGGGTCTACGGGTACTTCAGGCTCAAGCGGCTCAAGCGGAAATACGGGTGCGGCAGGTTCTTCAGGAACGAGCGGCTCATCAGGTAGCGCAGGCTCTACGGGTTCTTCGGGTTCATCAGGAACTGCGGGTTCTTCAGGTACGTCAGGTACAAGAGGTTCATCAGGCTCAAGTGGTTCTACGGGTTCAAGCGGCTCTACAGGTACGTCAGGCTCAAGCGGTTCAAGTGGAAACACGGGTGCGGCAGGTTCTTCAGGAACGAGCGGCTCATCAGGAAGCGCGGGTTCTACGGGTTCTTCAGGTTCTACGGGAACTTCGGGTTCGAGCGGTTCAAGTGGAAACACGGGTGCGGCAGGTTCTTCAGGAACATCGGGCTCAAGCGGTTCGAGCGGTTCAAGTGGAAACACAGGTGCGGCAGGTTCTTCAGGAACATCGGGCTCAAGCGGGTCAAGCGGAAACACGGGTGCAGCGGGTTCTTCAGGTACTTCGGGCTCAAGCGGTTCAAGTGGAAACACAGGTGCGGCAGGTTCTTCAGGAACTTCGGGTTCGAGTGGAAACACAGGTGCAGCAGGTTCATCAGGAACATCGGGCTCAAGTGGAAACACGGGTGCTGCAGGTTCTTCAGGTACTTCGGGCTCAAGTGGAAACACAGGTGCAGCAGGTTCTTCAGGCACAAGTGGTGTTAGTGGTGCAGCGGGTTCTTCAGGCACAAGCGGTGTCAATGGTGCGGCAGGTTCTTCAGGAACTTCGGGCGCGAATGGTGCGGCAGGGTCATCGGGTACGTCAGGAACAAGAGGTTCTTCAGGAACATCAGGTGCAAACGGTGCGAACGGTTCATCGGGTACAAGCGGTGTCAATGGTGCGGCAGGTTCTTCAGGAACTTCGGGCGCGAATGGTGCGGCAGGGTCATCGGGTACGTCAGGAACAAGAGGTTCTTCAGGAACATCAGGTGCAAACGGTGCGAACGGTTCATCGGGTACAAGCGGTGCAAACGGTGCAGCGGGTTCTTCAGGAACGTCAGGCTCAAGTGGTAATACAGGTGCTGCAGGTTCTTCAGGTACGAGCGGTACGAGCGTAGCCGTGAGCGGTACAACAAACAGAATCGTTAAGTTTACGGCATCTACGACCATAGGTAACGCAAACGCGTCCGACGATGGAACGACATTCGAAGTCTTGAATACAGTTGGATTTAAGGCGGCCAAGTCGTTAGCAGTAGGTGCTTTGTCACCGTCAGCAACCACAGGTCGAATTGATGCTTCAAACGACATCGTAGCGTTCTCTACATCAGACAAACGCTTCAAAGAAAACGTGAAGCGAATTGAAAACGCCCTCGAGAAAATCAAGACAATCGGTGGATACTCATTCGATTGGCGCGAGGAAGGCTTCGAGGCTCACGGATTCAAGGGAAGTGATGTCGGAGTAATCGCGCAAGAAATCGAGTCAGTGTTGCCCGAAATCGTGAAGGTAAAAGCAAACGGATTCAAGGGTGTACGTTATGAAAAAATCATCGCCTTGGTAATTGAAGCAATCAAGGAGTTGGATGATAAAGTGGAAAAACTAAAAAACAATCAATAATGGCAGTTCCATCATCAAACATAAGTATGACGGCTATCTATCAGGAGGCGAACGCAGGTTCGCCTCCATCAGATTTAGCGGTGAGCGACTTATTCAAAAAATCATATTTTGAAAGTAATGCATTTGGTGGCTCCCTTACATTTAATGCTTGGGGACAATATGGGAATGCGAGTGGAGCAGATAGGATTTATGGATTAAGTGCAAGTGATACCAATAACAATTTCAATCAGTTTGCGTCAAAAGTTTATTATATGGATAATTCAACTTATGCAAACTATGTAGATATTATTAATAATTTGAGTCCCCCCGCTCCCCCCGCGCCTCCTTTTGATAATGACATTGATGTATTTTGTAGATTATATGATTCTACAGGTACACATATTTATAGTTCATTTTTCCAAAGCGTATTTGCAGGTGGAAGTGTATCGCAAATATTCAGTAATACCACTGAACCGATTTTGGCAGTAGCATATTGGGAGGTTCAGTTTCAGCCTGTCAGTGGAAGTTTTGGTGGTACAACTTGTAATATTGGCATCAATAATACAAGTGTAGTAAGTGGTGGAACTATTAATGCAACAGGTATTACAACTTTTGATTTCAGCACTTTAGGAAGCGTAGCAGTAGGCTCAAGTTCGTCAGGGTATATTGGTACTTACTTTGATATTAGTATTGGTTGATTAAATTTGTACAAAATTAAATATGTAATTATGGAAAAAATATTATTAACCGAAGAGGAATTAAATGAAAGCAGAATCATTAGCCAAATTCAGACCGATTTGAATTCACACGTAACAAAGTTTACAAGAGAAATAGAATCGCTAAAATTGAAACGTAAATACGCCCTTGAAGAATTGAATGAATTGGATGAAAAAAACAAAGTCTTTTTTAAGGGAATCACCAACAAATATGGGTATGTTAAAATAAACCTTGAAACAGGCGAAGTAACCCCAATAGATGAAAAATGATAGTTGTTTTTTATGGTAAAAGAAACTCAGGAAAGACAACACTGTGTCGTGAGTTTTACGGTTGGGTGAAGCAAAATTTACCTCTTAGGTGTCACTATTTAGATGCAGATAAACTGCGATTTGTTTATGGGTTAAAAGGGTTTTCAGAACAGACGGAAAGGGCTTTAATACAAAAAGCGATGGAAATATCGCGTTATGAGGAAAGTTTAAATGACGTTGTTTTGATTAGTATTTCTTTTGCATATAAAGACCAAAGAGCAATATTCGAAGAAAACAAAGGGATTTTATGGGTTCCGTTAACACACGATGAGTCTAAAAGACCTACCAATAAAAAAGAATTTGAAAATCCTGAATTTGAAAAATTAGAGAATGAAATTAACACATCTGAAAATGATGTTAAATCGGCATTGAATATGGTAATTCAACGCTACAAAGATTTTTGTGTAACTTCGCAATATAAGGGGAAATGACAACTCAACAGCAACAAAGCGCAATGATTGAAAAATGGGTAAATCGCATACTTCTTGGAATATGCGCATTTTTCTGTGCTCAATTATTTGCGGATATGAAAACTCAACGTCAGGACATAGAAGAAGTGAAATTGAGTAATGCGAGAATTGAAACGGAAATAAAGTACATCAGAGAAATGGTGGAGCCGTATCGAAATAATAAAATAGTTAACAATTAAAAAATTATGCCAATACCTGTAGCAATAGCGGCAGCATTAATCACAACGGCAGGTAGTACGGCTGTAGGTGGTTTAGATGTTGTCTCAAAACGAAAACTTGAAAAAAACCTTGCTAAATTAAACGCTGCGGAGGCAGAGGCTCTTCAAAAGCAATTAGCAAAAGAAAAGGACGCTCAAACCAAATTGATTTTATTGCAGGATGCTGCGGATAAAGCGCAAAAAAGGAGCACGACGAATATAATTATTGGCTCTACAATAGGTTTAATCGGCCTCATTGCTGCAATTATCGTGTTTAAAAAGAAAAAATGATGGAGTTTTCAAAAGAAGTAAAAAACGCTGTAATTATTGCAGTTGCGACAATTACTTTATATATGTTGTTAAAACCTAAAAAGAATGGTATAAGTAAGCCTATGAAGGCTACTAAAGATGAATTGAGTCAAAAACAAAACGCCCGAACTATTTTGGATGCTTACTTAAACGCGGTTGATGCAAAAGAATCACCAACAGCATTGCAGAAGTTGAATTCAATTTTTGCAGATGAATATTCGATGAAGGTATTTAAAACCAAAAGTGGTAGTTATGTTGCAAGGACTTTAGATGGTAAAGATGTATTGGTAGCAAAATAATGGCCACGTTCTCTCCAATCATAACGGTTTATCCTAATGACGCAGTAAGAGTTACGAGCGTTTCGGATTTGACTTATGAAACGGTGAACGCAAGTGTTGGAACAGGATACTATTACGATTTTAAAAATTTTTATCAGTATTCAACATCCTTAGAACAATTAATTGAACCAATCTACTTGCTCAAATTTAGTAAACAGGGGGACCGAAATGTTTACTATTTGAATAATACGATTGACCCATATCAAAAATCATCGGCATTGTCTGTAGATGCTGAATATCTTGATTATAGATTTGACTCTAACAATGCATTCATACCACGAATACTTGCAAACACATCATTATTTTACCGCTTTGATATTCAAGAACTTAGTAATGAAGATTTTTTGACTAAAGGTGAAAGTAATTTTGGATTGATTGATTTTTACGAAAACTACGAAATAGACTTCTGATGCCCGCCAAAAAAATCATATTGAACATAGAAAATCATACGCCCTATCCTGCGTTAATTTCTATTTTAGGTGGACTTCAAGACCCAAACCAATATAATGTGAATTCCGCAACGGAATACTTATATGATATTGGAAACTTTAATTGGAATAACTCAAGTACTTGGACAATACAGTTTAAACGAGTTGGAGCAGCAAACTTCAGTATCAAACAAGGTTCTACAGGTGGTAATCCACAACAATTTTTAATAGCCCTTAATCTTTCGTCTTTGGGTTTATTTAACTATATCAAAATCAGTGCAAACATTTCGTTGATTTACACTTTCAACGATTATTACGAGTTTGGTCAACTTACATTAAACTAAAAACCACCCCGAAAGGTGGTTTACAGTCTGAAGGAACAGTCACTTCTCAATAGAATCTTTAAAATCGTCGAATTCAAAATACTTTTATATTTTGCAACAACGACACGAATTTAAACTCAATCCTCTGTATATGCAAGTTTTGCATATAGTCCCTTTTTCGTAGGCTTTTTGTCATTTACAATAATAACCCTTTCTTCATCATCGAGAGTCAAAACTGCACCACCCTCAACTTGGTCATCAAAACTTAACGCTCTTGAACCTAAGGAATCTTTTGGCAACAGTTTCGACAATTGTTTCAGGACGATTTTTTTAAGCATCCAAAATTGACTGTCTTTTGCATCATTGAAATACAATTCATTCCTGTTTGGTAAATTGGCAACAATAGTTTCTAATTCTTTTTTTGACATCACCTTAAAAACCTTTTCTTCATCGCGGGTTTTTACCATTGCGTAAATGTGAGTAAGCGAAATGGATGTTCTCAAATCGTCTTTGGGTTTATGTCGTAAAATTGGCTCAAGTCCAAGTTCATAATCAAATTCATCCGCTTCGTGCACAGACTCGCACCAAATCGTTTTTACGCCATTATTTCGCATCAGGAGTGTAATCACACCTTTGTATCCCAAAATAGGCTTAATATGCCCCTTATAAGGCAAAAAGAAGAACTCTCCAACAGAAGGATTGGGACTCAATCCTAATTCTGCGCAATGAATGATTGCCGCAAATAGGTTGCGTGGATTTTTTTGGAAGGCAAAGAGCATTTCTTCATTTCTTCTGACTTCAGTTAAAACGACCTGTTTAAATTGCGCAGGTGAAATCGAATGACTTTTTAACAAATCAACCAACACCTTTTGTTCAAAGGTGTCAAGTTGTATGCTGAATTTAGTTAGTAGTGCGTTATCCATTTTTATATTATTGCGATTGTAAAATACTAAGAGCCTCTTTCATTAGTCTGACTTTCTTTAAGTCATCCTGTGTGTACCCGTGAATGTCAAGGATGCGATTAAATGTTGTCATTTTTTGCTTCAGAATGTCAATTGAATCGGACAATGATTCATTTACAAGCAACTCATTTACAATTTGTGTGGCTTCTTTACAATCAGGGAAAGGAATAAAATTTTCGTTCATTATGGCTTGGGATTAATATCAATGAGTGATTTTTGACCGATGTGAATGAATAAATTGTCTTTGGTTAAAATCTGTTGCCTGTTTGGATATTCATCCGCAAATGTCAATTCCCATCCGTGGTCTTTGTGAAATATTTTATTCTCGAAAACACGTCTGCGAAAAATTGAAGGATTGTTACCATAGTTGTTCATTTTAACTTCTTGCCATTTTAAAAATCCATTTTGCATTTCGTAAAAGTGCCTGTAATCTTTAGGGAAAGGGTTTTTCCAATAATATTCGTTCACAGAAGTTTCGGCTTTAATTTCATCCGTCTGAATATCAAATACCTGTGAAAACATAATTTGGTCAAATGCGGAATGCTTTTTCAAATAGTTAATGTGTTTACCCAAATCAAGAGGTCTTACGGATTCCCAATCATCTTCAAGTAAAAATACAAACTCACTTGGACCCATCAAATGTTTAATCATATTGAATTTGTCAACGTAATCAAATTGACCATTATTGTTGAAAGTAATCAAATGGGCTTTTTCACCAAACAAGGCATCCAAATATAATTCCATTTTATATCGCTCTTCAGAAGTACTTCGGTCATCTAAAACCCAAACTTCATTGAACATTGTACGGTAGTTTGGATTGTGTTTTTGTAGCGATTTGAGAGTCCGCATAAAGTAATCAAAACGTCTCCCTGAAGAAATTATCAAGTTAGGGGCAACGTGAGGCTCATAATTAATGTAATAGCCATATTCGTCATCTCCGAATAATAACTTCAAATTTGGGTATCGGCTTGCCATTATTTCGGGTGTTAAATCGGGCTGATGGTGTGTCTCATAAATATTGCCTTCATATTCACCTTGTTCATCTAAATAAGGAACAGCAACTAAACATTTGATGTTGTACGTCTCGATTTGACCCATCAATAATGTTGCATCAGATGGCGTAAGATGTTCAAGTACATCTCCCAAAATAAGATAATCATACATTAAAATATTGACTGTCATAATGTTTTGCTGATAAATGGTATTATATTTAGAAGCAAGGTTAAATTGAGCAATGTAAGGGTCCCAAATTTCAACAGCATCCATTGGGATTTTTAAAAGGTCTGCATAAGTCCCTGAACCCGCTCCAACATCAAGGACGCGGGGATTTGAGGTGTTTTGGAGTTCTAAGAGGATGTGCTCTCGAACATTGTGCTTGAATTTATTGTATGAGTATGGCATATTAGTAAAACACTTGTTTAATTTTGGGTAACAGGGCGCGTTGAGGGCAAGTCTCGTTTAAATGACATTTGTTGCATCTTTTCATCTCAGGATATGCTTTCCATCCATTTGCTGATTTGATTTCTCTTTTAAGTGCTTGAGAGACATTTTTCACCCCTTCTAAATGCTCCATCTCCTTGCTTGGGTCTACCAACACTTCAAAAATGCGAACATCCATTGGGTCTTTGGTATTGAATACAAAAAAGTAAAAAGGCACATCCGTGGTTTTAAATTTTTCTTTAGCAATAATTTTGTAATGAACTGCCTGAGTCAAAATCTTTTCCTTTTGCTCAAGGAAGTCTTCGTGCCAACCCATTTCATTCCATTTGTCATCTACCAAGCCCGAATATTTCAAATCGATGATACACTTCTTTCCATTCCACTTTGCAATAATATCGGTTGTGCAAGACATATTCAATTTTGAACTCACCAATTTCTTTCCAAAACTGAGAATTTTGATGTTCATCGCTTTGAAAATTGCTTTGCAAAAAATCGAACTTTGAAATGCTCTTTCGTAATCTTCTGAAAGTTTTTCTTTTGCGGTTCCTTTGTACACTTTATCGGGCTCAGGCGGTGTTCCATCACCATAAGCGGGAAGTCCTCCCGTGGCCATATATTCGAAATATTGACCAAGTTTCATTGCTTTAGTGGGTGTAGATTGAATACCGTCGAGGTATTTTGCTTTCACAACTAAGCCACACTCTTCCTTTACCTTGTATTCGGCAAAAGATTTCATAAAGGATTGACTAATTTTCATTTGGGTTATGTTTTAAAAAATAAGTTTTGAAAAATGAATCGCTTACGCTCATTTGTACTAAAATCAGATTGCTCCAATTAATTGCAGCGTAGAATTTGCCGTCTTTTTTTCGGAGCAGTACATCAAAACGTCGGCATACAAAATATTTGTTCTCTTCTGTCGCTGACAGGGCTTTGGTAAAATACTCTTCTACGGTGTTTTCCATAAGGGTAAAATATCAATTAGGGTTTGCCCCTGATTCAATACATAGCAATTTGATTCCCGTTGACGTTCAATCAACCAATCGTCCCAATTGTCCATTACAAGTGTTATCAAACTTTGGGGTGATTCACGTTGTTGCATTCTTTTGTAATATTCTTTTTTACAATTCAATGCAGGAATTACAATTGTAAAATCTATGTAGTTTTGCTGCATACACTCACGAACATTTTCGTGACTACTCACAAACACGAAATCAAGAAAATCGTGCTTAATTTGAAATTTAATGTGGTCAATATAGTTTTGTGGGAAAGCAGGATTTGGTATTCTTGCCCCATTATCCGTTTTAAGGAAATCGCCATTAGGGTCCGTAAGCCAATTCCATTGACTTGAATCACAGTCAACACACATAAAATTGGAATTGCGAGCCGCATAGGTCTTTCCAATCGCGGGAAATCCTGATATTATTTTTGTAGCCATAAAAAATTACGGGTGTTAAAACCGATTTGATAATTTACTTCTTGATTAAATTTTGGGCGATTTTGCTCAATAAATTCAACTTCAAGTTGTTTGACATACACATCAAGCCATTCGCGTGCTTGAGAAGGAGTCTCAAAACTGCGGGATGGCTGTTTAATAAGAGGCAACCATAACAGATTAAAAATTCTTCTGTCAATCACGTACCCCCCTTGCGAAAATTCGCGAATTCGGAATTGTAGTTTTTTTGTTTTCATATGTTAGTTGTTTTTTTGGACCAACCCCTTCCATTCCACATCACTTGACCCGTTTTTGTTTCTTTAACGCTCACATCAATCACAAGAGTCTCAGAAGTCTCTCTAACCAAATTTGTCAATATATAACCTTTGTCTTTAAAATGGTCATCGTTACATACTTTTTCAAGGACCGCTCTTGCACTGTGCTTATTATGCGCCTCTACGCTTATTGGCTTGTCGATGTCAAGGAAATAATACTTGTAGATTTTCATTAACTTCGAAGTGATTTACTGTAATGGTAAGTCGTGTGAAAAGGGGGAGTTTTGCCAACTTACTCCCCTTTTATTATTTTCCGTAACCCAAATCTTTTTTTACCACCCTTGTGTGTTTTTGACGCGATAACCATTGCTCTCCGCGCAAATTAGGATTCTCTTCTTGAACCTTTTGCCATTGGCGGGCAATAGATGCTTGGTGGTCAAATTTTCCATCAGCATAATGAGTAAAAAACTCGGTTGCGCTTAATGTCTTAAAATCAATTTGATTGGTGGGGCCATTAATATGAAACCAATAGTTGCATATTGTTCGAAGTAAATTGTCACGGAGGGTTGCGTCCGATTCCAATAGAAGTTTTACATTGTGTTTTACGTCACCACGTTTTCCGTTTATTTTAAATGCTTGTGTCATAAGTCAAATGAATCAATATCAAAAAATTGAATATGGTCTTTAATGTTGTCAAAAATTTGTCGGTGGGCTACAGACTCACCGTCTTTGTCACAACCGATTATTAAACCGTTGTTAAAAAATGGTCCATAGACGTTGTCTTTAGCGGCTTGGAATGCAAACGCACCTTTAATATAGCCGTCGCCTTTGACAAGACTTTCCTCGTCAACAAAACAAGTGTCTATATGCGATTTAGATTCAACAGCAGAAACAATTGGTAGGTAAAAACCTTTTTCAATCATTTCGCATTCAAGACCTAACGCATCATACATAGATTGTAGGCCACCTTCGATTTCGATTTCGTAAACCTCTTTGCTTACTACGTCAATTTTGATACATTTCATATTTTTATCTTTTGGGTTTTAAGTTGTTCATCAATATTGAAATCCTTGCAGGTATGACAAATTCCATATTGCAGGAATCGCAACACTTGCCTAATACGTTTAATGGAAACGAATTGTTTCCGTGGCCCACAAATAGCACGTGGCAAATAGGGCATTTTTTTAGAGAGTTTCCCATTGTTTTCGATTTTTACAATTCAATATTACAAACAAAAACTTATTTTGCAAAATAATTTTTGTGAATGGATTAAAATTTTATTGAAAAGGGTAAAAAGTCGGGTTGAGGCTCCAAATACTTTTTCAATTCGTTGTAAATAACGATTGCCGTAAGTCTATCAGAGGCCATTTTTTTGCCTTTGAAAAATAACGATGCTTCTTCTTTTACGGTGTCGATGCATCCAAAACAATAAGTTCTTTTAGATACAGGTGATGCATTCAATTGATAAGGTTGCAGTACAGCAAACTCTTGTCCACTTTCTTCGTATTTGTAGTAATTAAAGAAATACCCATTCAATCTTATTTCCTTCGCAACTGAGTCATTAAATATCAGTCGGTTTCTCTCTACTACATTCTTACCATCATTTGTAAGGTAGTCCAACATTGTTGCTCGGTCCAAAACCTTTTCGAAACGCATAGGTGTAAGTTGTAAATTCATATTTTTTAATATTCTAACTGTTTATAAGAAAATTGCTCGGCATCCAAGTACTCGTACACTTTACGACGATTATCTGCGGTGTCTCGGTAATAAATGCAATCAGTTCGGTAAGCCTCAAAATCATTACCAAGTATTTCTGCAATCGATGACATCATTTCAAAGCATTTGTACCTGATACCACGGTACAGCAGATTAATTCTTGGGTCTTCACATTCAATAATAATAGGTTTGTTTTGCTTGACACCATTTTGAAATTCCTGATAAGCAACGCTTCTGCCTAAAACTGCAAGTGCAGCCAATCGAATTACTTTCCAATCGTTTCCTTGCGCTTTATTAAAAGTGTTGTCGCTGATGATTCCAAGTTTATGTGCAATTACCCAATATGCACTATTGATATCGGTCCCCGTGATAACCCCATAGGAAGCATCGTAATCATAATTGGTTTGGTTTACAGGATATTTATCGGGAACCGTCCAATTTGGATTTTGCTTCAAAAACTTTATAGCATCATTTTTCACCAACTTGAATATGAACAACTTGTTTGCAGGGAAACTTTTTGTGTCTCGACTTTTGTAAATCGTTTCAACACCCTGATAAACAATCTGAGTCATAAACTTAGTTTCGCGGTAAATGAAATTTTCACCCATTTTTACCAAACGATTCATCACCGATTTGGGATTTGCACTTGGTTGAAAACGACTTTCAATAATGCCAAAGGTTTCGCTCTTTTTTGCCATTGTGATTTACGAAATTAAGCAAACAAATATTATTTTCAAAAATAATTTATCAAACTTGTCCACCACGTTTGAATTTTTCAATAGCGGCTGTTGTTTGAGCAATAATTGTTGCCCGTTCTGCCAAGAATTCTTTCTTGGTCAAAACCTTCGAATCAAAAAGTGCTTTTGAATCAGCCAACAAACGCTCTTGACGGTCAAGTGCTTTTTGAATATTTTCCGCACGACGCTTGTCAAATTTAGGTTCGGCTTTTACCTTAGGTTCTTTTTTGACTTCCTCCTCTTTTGGAGCAACTTTTTTTGTCGGTCTCTCTCTTCCACGAATGTCCTTTTTACGAGCCTTTTCCCTTTTTTGTTTTCCAAGTTCTTTTCTACGTTTGACAATCTCCCTACGTCGCGCCCTACGTTCTTCCAAAGTTTCTTCAGACAAAACCATTGGTTGCGCCTCTTCAAAAGTCTCAGAAGGCGGTACCTGTTGTCCACCGACAAAAAGAGTGAATTGAATGAAATAAGAATCGGGCCGTCCATCGTCTTGCATATTTGGCCTAACCCGAACTTCTCCCTCCCAATATGGCTCCGACTCATTCTCGGGCATTTCCCCCTGAATATAATCGCGAACACTTTCAATGATGTCATTTAACCCACTACCCTCATATGTGTATTCGCTTAATTCTATAATACCTGTGCTACCGTACTCTCCCGCATTGACTTCAAATCGTAAATTTTTACCTCCTGTTTCAGCGGTTAAATCCACGTCAATAAAATTGTCCAAATCAAACCAAAACACACCACTCAAAAGAGTGACGGGAATACTCAATGGATTGACAAAATCACCGACGTTAATTACACCTGAACCTGTTAAGGCACGGTCAACTGATTCACGGATGTCGGCAACTTTAACTTCACGGCTACTAAGCCCTTTATACTCGGGATAGATTTTTTCTTTAATAAAGGCGGTCAGGTCTTTTCCCTTTAAAGGTTTTTCCTGTTTTTCAAGTTCTTTAGAAACTGTTTTTCGAACCTTTTGATAAAGTCTCGAGGCCCGCGCAATCTTTTTGCGAGTTGCTTGGGTTACTTTTTTTTTCTTGTTAGCCATTGGTGAAGGGATGCGAAGTTATAGTTTGTTGTATATGCGAGCAAATAATTTTTTACACCATCGTGTTATACCCTGTGTTTATGAGGGTTTGTGCTCTAATATACCTTGCTCATTTATATCGACATCAACAAGCATTATTACCAATCGTTTTGCAGGGTTTTCCGTGTCTTGAAATACTACGGGCCTGTTTTTGGAAAACAATAAACTGACTGACATATCCTTTGGATTGCTTATCGTGTCCGTCCAAGGGTTTGACATTACTTCGAAAAATTCTTCGTTACCAAGTGTGATTTTAAATGCGGTGTGTTTCATATTATGTATTTTTGCGTGTTATCCATTGTGATTAAGGGGTGGCCTTCGCTCAATTTGGCTGCCCCTTTTCGATACAAAGATGTATTGAATTTCAAATCATCACCCGCACATTTTAGCCAACGCATACTTTTCTTTGTAAATGTTATATTTGTAAGTAAATGAAAGTGAATAAATTTACCCTCATTCTGATTTCTGCCTTTACGGTAGGGATTCTTTATGCTTTGGGGAAAAGCCCTAAAAAATTCAATCCGCTTGGTAAAAAGGCGGTTTTTGTAGGGGATTCACATACTGCAGGTTATGGATGGGGATGGCAAGACTCTCTTGCAAAAAAATATGGTTTTACCATTCAACAGAATCTTAGTAAAGGTGGTTTAAGAACTGACCAATTGTTGCCCATTTTAGAAAAGTATTTGAAGGAGACCAAATCAACTCCTGATATTTTATTCATCTACGCAGGTGCTAATGACAATTTCAGTTTGGTTCAAAATCAGAAAGCAACTGAAAACATACAAAAAATGGTGGGTGCAGGACGTGATGCAGGCATTGACAATATTTATGTGATTTCAGGATACAGGTCGAGCAAAGTCATTTATGATTTGAAACGGTATGGGGATTACATCCAAAAGAGTGATGCGTTTAAAGAAGGTCTGAGTAAAAATATCAAAAAGGCTGTTGTAGTTCCAATTTGGGAAGAAGCAGATTTTAAAATGAGCACTGATTCCTTGCATTTAATTCAATCGGCCCAAACCAAATTTGCAGATTACATTGGGACCCAAATTTTTAAAAATACAAAATGAAATTGACCGAGACCCAAAAGAAAATTATTTTGATTGTAGCCGCTCTGTTTGGGGTGGTTATTGCCGTAAATCTCACAGCGGCTCCATCGAATAAAAAGGCAAAAAGCAAGTGGAGGTTTTCAAAGTATCCTTTGCTTTGGGATATAGTTTTACGTGGTGAAGCAAAAACGTGGAATGATTATAATTTTTACAATAGCAAAGGTTTAAACTCACGTGTCAATGCTAAAAACACACAACCTTTCACAGATAAATTATTGACGCAAATGACAATTGGAAAGGTTATTCAATATCAGTCTATGTCAAGGTCAGGAATAGGTCAATTATGGGCAACAGGACACTTTCAAATTATACCAACAACCCTTAAAGGTTATTATGGTAAGGCGGGTTTAAATTTAGATTCCATTTATAACGAGGCCAATCAGACTAAAATTGCAGATGCATTGATTGATGCAGAATCCACATTGCCAAAATATTTGAATGGAAAAATTGCTGATACGGATGCTAATTTGAAAAAAGCCGCGGTTGATATAGCGACGGTATGGTCAAGTTTAGGTGTGCCTTATGGACTGACAAACTATAAAGGGGTTTATCGTCCATATAATGCCTCGTATTATGCGGGAGATAAAGCAAGCGTAGATACTGAGTTGGTTCAAAAAGTTTTACGCGAACAGAGAAAAGCGATAGTAAAATAAAATTACGTTCTCGGTGGCGGTTCCGAAGGATGGGTTTAGTATATAAGAAGGGCAACATTAATTTGTTGCCCATTTTGTTAATCGAAATCAGTCATAATAAATATTGGATAATCAATATCATCCCTTAAAGAGCCCAATACGTTGAAATCAAAGTGTTCAACAGCCTCCTCTTCGGTCATACCATCATCTTCAATTAATACTTTAATTGCTAAGTAGTAATCATAAATCAAACGATAATTTTTTACGTCAACTCCAATGACAGCCTTGTCAAAACCATCGGCCTTGAGGAATTCCACATCGGGATACATCTCAAGAATTTGTTCTAATTTGTTTTCCATACAGCGTAATTTTGATGTAAATTAAATGAAAATAAATGATTAATTCATTAATTATATTTGTATTATGAACAAAAAACAAATCATACTCTTGGCAGCAACTGCTACAGGATTGTACTTGGTACTAAGAGGATTGAAAAAAAATACACCAAAAGGCGCGGGTGAAGAATTCAAAAATGCAGTAGGCGATATGCTTAATAATGCAAAATCTTTCGGTCAGAGAGCAAATGCTACGCGATGTGAAACCAATCTTGAGCGTTTAGGCCGATTATTTCCCAATACAGACCAATACAATGAACAAGTAGGTTTGGCATATCAGAGACAGGGTTCTAATTTTACGAATTGGGCACAATCGGATGCGAAGCCTTGTTTTGTAGTTGGTGCAGACCAAGGTGGACTGCAAAGCGGTTTAAAGGGAGTTGCTCCTAAATCACCGTTATTTGGAAATGCAGGTAAATTACAAAAATTTAAAAAATCATCGTACAATAATTACATCGGTTCCGATGGTCAGGGGGTATATTTCAATGCAAATGGACCAATGTCATTAGAAAATCTTGTGCGTTCATATAAAAGACCATAATTATGAGTTTCGACAATTTAAAAAAGAACACAACAGCAATAGTTGCAATAATTATTCTAACACTGAGTTATGCTATTTTGTTTAGCATAATTTTTTGGGATTTCCCAACAGACCAAAAAGATATTTACTTCACCATTGCAGGTGGGGTAACTTCAATTGTTACTATGGTGGTTTCCTTTTACTTTGGAGCCTCTAAAAATCAAAACGAAGAAAATTAAATCATAATATATTATGGTATTTAGTAAAGAAAAAATAGAAAAAACTTTAAAAAGTAAAGATTACGTTTTTTTTGAAAACGGAGAGTTAAATATCAATATCGTCGGTATTAGAAATTCGGCAACGGGTAAAAGAGTCACCAATTTATTTGATGATTGGATGACCATTTCATATCAAGAAAATGGAGAATGGAAATATTTTGAATGGCCTTGTACTGTAGACAATGGCGATGGTAGTGCGCGTCTCGTAGAGGGACAATATCGTGGTTGCTTTACAATCGGTCTACATCAGGGTAAATACACGGCATTAAAGCAATGTAAACCTTTAAAAGTCTATCGTGATTGGAATTTGAAAGACGGTACGTATGACGAGAGTAAAATTTACAACGATGTTGCAGGATTAAATATCCATAAGGCAGGTTTAAACAGTCAGCAAGTCAACAATTGGAGTGAAGGTTGCCAAGTTTTCAAAATGTCACCCGATTTTGATGCGTTTATGAAAATTGTGTTACAATCTTCCTCAATACACGGGAAAATTTTTACTTACACCCTTATCAATAGCAATGATATTGCAACTGCAAACCCTCCAATAGTTTAAATTATGACAGCGGCAAAAAAAGTAAGTGCTAACACCTTGCCTGTTAGTTTTGACCAATTTAGAAAAAATCCTGTGGCTGCGGTAGCATTTTGTATGCTTGCGGCAGTGGGTTATCTTTATTATGATTTGAGAGATGGTTATAAAGACCAAATTGACTCTTCAAACAAGAAAATTGATAATTTGGATGTAAAAATTGACAAATTAGGAAACGCATTAAAGAAATCTGATTCTGCATTAAGTGCAGCAATCACGGAATTAAGAATTATTAATACAATGAAAAAATTATGAAAAAACCATTATTGATTTTTGCAATATTATTCATATTGTTGGAAATAGTTACACCTTTAGGGGCCATCAATCAGCCTAATGTTGATGATATTGAGTTGATGCTTAAAAAAATTGAAAACAATTTAAAAAGTGCGTCTCAAGTCACTTCTTTGGCTAAAGCAAATGGTGAAAAATTGGTTGAGAGTAAAGTCCAAGAAAAAAATGAATTGAAACAAAGTGTTCAGGCATTATCTGAGAAAGTAGAAATATTTGCGGTCAAAATGACTGAGGCGGGTATTGATACTTCTGTAAATACCGATAAATCCGATGATTTTCATTATGAAGGGCCATTATATGAGGAATGGCTTGAATATCAGAAGAATGGTGGTGAATCAGATTTTGAATACTACAGATTATACAAGAAATGAGATTTATTAAAGCAATCTTTATCGTATTAGTGTTAACGGGTTGCTCCGCTAAATGGCATTTAAATCAAGCAATCAAAAAGAATCCCGCTATGGCGCAAATTAGCGTTTACGGGATTGATACTATTTTTGTTAGAGACAGTGTTGTAATGACGGATACTTTTACAACGAAAGAAGTTGATACTTTAACTTTGACCAAAGATGGAGTTACAACCATTATTTATCGAGACCACGATGTTATTCGTGTTAAAACCATTGTAAAGGCTGATACCATTCGTTATACCAAGACTATTACTCTTCCTCCACAAATAAAATTCGTAGAGAGAAAAAAAGGAATGGAAAAGTATGCTCCTTACTTGGGCATTTTACTGCTCATTCTTTTGATGATATCAATATTAAAAAATTCAAGGAGAGGTTAAATATGGCTTTGATAAAAGGAAAAGATTATTTTGTCATTGGAAATTTGGGCAAGTTTCAAAGGGAACCTGTTAGACAATGGATGAAAGAAAATAACAAAGTCAGCCCTGTAGTTGCTGAGGAGGCTATTTCCGCAAATGATTACAGGACGTGGATAAAGACTCAAATATGGCCAATTGGACCAAAGTAAACCTATAGGTTAATAATTTTTGTTCGTTTGCAACTCAAAGGTTTATTAAATTTGCAGATAGCGGGGAAGTGTAGTGGTTGCATTCTTGGCTCATAACCAAGAGGAAGTAGGTTCGATTCCTACCCCCGCTCCTAAATTACAAATATGGAACTTGAAAAATATGTGTATCCCGAAAATCACGGTGAATTGGCAGAATCTTTTTATGATGAAATTTATCACGGACACGAGTACGACAGGTACTTCAAAATAAATAAATACGACACGATTATTGATTGCGGAGCGTTCATAGGAATGTTTACCAATTATGCTATCACGCAAGGCGCGATGCGTATTATCACCGTTGAATGTGAAACCCCATATTACAATTGCTTAATTAAAAACGTCAGCAACATCAGAGTTGAAACTCTTTTTGCAAAAGTGTCTCAAGAAAATATACCAAGTGATAATCCCAAGGTTCCACCTTCAATTACAATTGAAGAAATTATGAATCAAAAGAACTTACCTAAAGTCGATATGGTAAAAATGGATATTGAGGGTGCAGAATGGGGTGTTTTAATTAATATGGACGATGATGTTATGAAGAGGGTGGATAAGTGGGCTATTGAAGTTCATTTGGATTGGAGTCAAAACGATACAGTTTGGGCAGGTCACGGTAGAGACTTTGATGGGCACCTTTTAAGCAAACTTGTATTCGTGATGGAAAAGTTCTCTAAGAATGGCTTTAAAGTCAATTACGAGCAGATACACAAAGATTGCAGGCTTGCAATGTTGTATGCGTACAAATAGGGTTAGTATTTGTTTCGCGAAAATGGAGCCCTGAGGGGCTCTTTTTTTGTTTAAGGGGTACTTGTACCCCATTTACCCCTTTTCCTTTCCCTGAGAGCCTCCTTTACCCTGTTACCGTTTACTGTTACCGTAACACTCTTCGGT